ATGTGGAGATAATTAAGACTTTTTAACTTTTAAGTTATATATAAAGCACAGTCTGTGAAGCATTTAAAGAGACGGAATTTATTTCTTGAAACCACTAAGTCTTTAGCTTAGTGGTAGTTCATATAAGTATCATAATCATGAAAATTTAAGTCCAGATTAACACCATCTGTATATTCTTCAAATAATTTAACATGCATCATATCTATTATTTAAAATTTATAATATTTTGCGTTATTTTATCAAACATAAATTTTTTATTTTTAAAATATTCTTTTTGTTCTATTCTAATAAATTTACAACCAAAATTTTCTTCAATCCATTTTTGTCTTTCATTATCATATGTTTTATTTGATTTATGTTCAGGTTCATCCCATTCCAAAATCATATTATATTCTTCTATATAGCCATCCACCCAATATTTTTTAAACTTTTTTTCACCACCATTTAATGCGTGTTGTATTTTAATATTTAATTTTTTGGATAATGAATCAAAAAATATAATGGACTTAAAATTATATTTAGGTATTAATTTAAAATATGCTTCGTCATAGTTTATAAGACACGTTTCTAATTTTTTAGCTTTAATAAAATCCAATTTTGAAATATTATCAACATTATATTTTTTTAATAATGTCCCTACTGTTTTAGCTCTTATTGTTTTATTTGACTGACACCATTCAACCCCATACCGTTCTATATTTGTTTTTTTCTTTTTATTTTGAATATTTTCATTTTTTGACACGTTATCAACACCATATTTTTCAATTAATATGTTTTTTATTTTATTTTTTATACTATCTACTTGAAAAATATTATCAACACCAAATTTTAAAATTAAATTTTCTTTTCTTTTACAATTTCTACACATATAATCATTAATATTTGGATATGCTTTCAGTAAACTATAATATTCTATATTTTTAATATTATCACATATTGGACATTTTATTTTAACTTTTACTTGAGACCCTTTACTTAAATGCTGAATTTTAATTTTTATTATATCATTCACTTTTATATTTGTATATCCTAATTTTTTCAAACGTTTAATATTAGAAGCATTTATTCGAATTTTCACTTTCCTATTTAACAACATTTTAATTTTTATATATTAAAATATTGCCCTTCCTAAAAATAGAAAAATAACGCTTTTTGAATAAAATATATACTTACAAATTAAATAAAAAATAAGTATAAAATATACATGGAAAAATTTAAACCTATACTGATAGTAGAAAACTGTAATAGTGGGTTGAAGATTGATGAAAGCGTTCAAATTGATGTTAAAAAAAGATTTATATTATCTGGTACATTTACCGAATTTAATGTAAAAAATAGAAACGAACGAATCTATACTGCCGAAAAATTTCTACCTCATCTTAATGAATTATTAACAAGAAAAAAACAATTGGGAACTATATATGGTGAATTCGACCATCCTGATGTTTTTGATACTTCACTTCGCAGGGTCTCTCATACAATTGAGAATGCTTTTTTTAATCAAGAAAAAAATATTATTGAAGGTTCAATTAGATTATTGAACACGCAATGGGGCAAAGAAGCTAAAGCATTAGTTGAAGATGATTGCCCTATTTTCGTTTCTTCTCGTGCAGCAGGTGTAACAGAATCAAATGGAGAAGTTACATTAAAAAAATTGTTTACATATGATGCTGTTGCTGACCCAGGCTTTGCCTCTGCAAGAATGTCTATAAATGAATCGTTAGGGTATACAAATGAAAATGCAGATTTTCGTATTTACTCATTTGACGATGAATCAAAAATAAATGAACTTTTTACTATGAATAATAATGATTCTGTAACAAAAACCCAAATGGAAGAATACTCTACCTATCTGACAGGTGAAATGAGTAGAATAAAAGAAGAATTAGAAGCTTCTTTAAAAGAAGGAATGAATTCTCCGACTAAAGTTTTAGAACTGTCTGAATATTATGAAAATTTGAATACATCTTTTCAAAAGGTGTCAAGCTATTTAGATTATTTAGCAGAACATATTCAAATCCTCGTTAACGAAAACACAACATTAAAAACAACTACCGAAAATCTGGTAAAACACAATGATTATTTAGCTGAAAATCTTAACAAATCAATTGATTATTCGAAATATTTAGCTGAAAAATTAGATAATAGTATTAATTATAGTCAATATATAGCTGAAACGTTAAGTAACAGTATAGATTTTTCTGAATATATTGCTGAAAATGTAGAAAAAACTATTCAGTTTGCTGATTATTTAGGTGAAAATCTCGATAAGAATATTGTATACTCAGAATATCTTGCTGAAAATGTTGATAATTCAATAGCTTACTCAGAATATCTTGCTGAAAATGTTGATAATTCAATAGCTTACTCAGAATATCTTGCTGAAAATGTTGATAATTCAATAGCTTACTCAGAATATCTTGCTGAAAATGTTGATAACTCAATAGCTTACTCAGAATATGTAGCTGAACATCTTGATAATTCAATCGCATATGCTGAGTATATTGCCGAAAATCTTACAGATACTCAGGCATATACTAATTATATTGCCGAATCACTTGATAAAAACATTGAATATCAGAAATATATATCTGAAAAAGTAAAAGAAGGAAAAGTTAATGAAAATGTTGACACACCAGAAGAAAGAATGGGAAATTTGAAAGTTGACAATGTTGATTCATATTATGCAGATGAAGTAAATGATGAACAACCTATACAAGTTCAAGATGATGTTGTTGAACAACCAATAGTTGATACTGATTCTCAACAAGTACAAACTGATGTTAATCTTCAAGAAGAACCACAAACTGTTGGTGATGCTGATGCTGTACAAGCACAGAACGGTGAAATTACTAATTCAGAGGATACCGAAGGTATGATATTACCTGGTATGACTGTAAAAATTGATGACGATAAAACGGGTGAAGTTCTTGCAACTAACCCACAGAACGGTATTATGACTATAAAATTAGATGATGTTGAAGAAGTTGTCGAAGTTCAAGAATCAAGAGTAACATTTATTGGTGATAAATTAATAAAAGACCAAGAAGATTTACTTATAAATATAAAAGCTTTAATTTCTGAAAGTAAAAAACGCAAAGCCTCAGAAGAAGAAAAGCCTCACTTCCTTTTATTTTTAAGTGAAGCTAACAAAGCAAATTGGATAAATCTATCAGTTGAAGACAAAGAAAAAGTGAAAGTTGTTATGAACGAAAGCAAATATTCTTCAGAAGCTGATGTAATAAGAATTATTCGTGATGCTTTAAGTGAAGGTAAAAAAACTTTTACCGATGTATTAATTGAAAAAATTCCAAGTGATTTAAAACCAGTTTGGGAAAAATTAGATGCTAAAATACAAAATAGTATCGTAGCACAGTCTAAACTCTATAATCTTAATACAGAAGCTAAATTTGAAAGTTTCTGGAACAGTAGAGGTTTAGAAAAGTTAGTTAGTGTAAATGAAACAAAAATCATGAATGAAAACGCAAAGTTCGTGGACAATGAAAAATTAACAGATGATGTTGTTAGTCGTTACATCTCTGTGTTTAAAAACTTGAGATAATCTTTGAAAATGGAAAAAAGTCGCTTTTGAAGCGAAATATATAAGATTATTAAAAAGATAAAAAAAAATTAAAAATTAAAAATGGAATATAATATCGATATTCAAAAAGCTGAAAAAAAATGGTCACCAGTTCTTGAAGAATTAGGCATCAAAGATGCTGAAAAAAGAGCTTGGATTTCTGAGTATGCTGAAATGCATCAAATGAATGAAAACGTTGGTTACTCAACTCTTGGTAACTTAAATGGTATGGGTGCTGTATGGAGTCCACAACCATCGGCTGTTCCTGGTCAAGTTTGGGGTGGTGGAACACCTGGTTCTGGTGATATTGGACAGAATCTTCTTCCTGTATCTATGAAAATTGCAGCTCAAACAATAGGTCTTGACCTTATAGCTGTAAAACCTACTGCATCTCCTAAAATTGATTTGTTATTCGTAGATTTTAAATATGATAATAACAATGATGATGCTCTTGACAAACCTTTGGTTTTCAAAATAGAAGGTGCTGCAACTGGTGAAACTGCTGCTTTAGCTGTTGCTCTTAGAGGTCATATGGCTGCTCGTCCAGCAGGTGCTATCATCGAAAGAATTGGTGGTTTAACTGCAAGAATGTTTTATAACTATGTTGCTAATACTGCAACTTATGATGTTGAACCTGCTACAAAAACTAATATTCTTGAATTCCTTGGATTTTCAAGAGTTGATGGACTTCCTATGTTTAGAACATTCCGTCAGGTAACTGTTCCTCAATTAGGTGGTGTAGAACCAATTTTTGATGCTACAAAAAATACTTTTGGTTGGGATATAGTTGTTTCTGATGCCCTTTCTGCAATGACTGGTATATCAGTAGCCACTGTTGACTTAGTATCTTTAATGGAAGATCATATTCCTGGCTTCGTGGCTGGTTGGAATTTAAACACTGGTATGAATCGTGCAGAAGATGAAAAAATATATCCTGGTGTTATCGGGCCTGATGTTTCAACTAAAACCGTTCAAGTCGGTGATATTGAAATAACTTCAGCTTTAAAACGTACACAGATTGAAGATATTAAAGCTTCAACTGGAATGGACATCGTTCAGAAATTAGAATCTGTTTTAATCAACGAGTTAACTCAGACTATTTCTAAACAAATCGTAGCTAAAGTTACTGAAATGGCTGAAATCGCAAGAACAAGAGTAACTGTTCCTACTGCTAAGTTTGACTTCAACGTTACTACTTATCTTTCAGGTACTGCTCCTGGTGGTGAAACAACCCATTCAGTTCAAAGAAAACTTGTTGCTAAAATCAACAATGCTTCTAACTTTATTGCTACTGACGGTCGTGTTGGGCCTGCTCAATACTTAGTTACAAATGGTAATATTGCTTCTGTTTTACAGGATGTATCAACTTACACCCTTAATCCACCTGCAATGTCAAAATTAAACACTAACGGACAACTTTACCCAATGGGTAATCTTGGACAGATTGCAATTTATGTTGACCCTTTCCAAAGATGGGATGACAATCGTATCTTCTTAGGACGTAAGAATTCTGTTGATCAACCAGGTTTGATTTTCTTACCTTATTTAATGGCACAGTCAATTTCTTTAATTTCTGAAGCCACTTGGGCACCACGTATGCTAATCCGTAGCCGTTATGCTATCGCTGACATAGGATTTTTTCCAGAAAAACAATTCATGGCTATCCATGTAACTGATACTAATGGTGTATTAATCTAATAGTTAATATATTGAAATATGAAAAAGGTGAGAATAATTCTCACCTTTTTTGTTTATAAGAACTTTTTTGTTTAAAGGGAAAACAACACCATTTAATATATAATTTGTGCTATAAAATATATTTTAATATTATGATAATAACTAAAAAGGTTAACATTAATATAACCAACAAAAACGTTAGTTTTTATAAAAATAAAGGTTATAACGTAAAACCTTTAAAATTTTATGAAATTAATACAGAAGATTTACCACCAAATTGTAAAAATAAAATAGAAGTTGAGTGTGATGTGTGTAAAACACATAAAACAATATTATTTTCAAGTTATTATAGAAATATAAAAAATTATGGATACTATGCATGTTCAGGTAAATGTTCAATAGGGAAAAATATTAAAACCAGTTTATGTACATATGGAACAAACTTCCCAAATCAAAACGAAAGCCAGAAAGATAAAATTAAAACAACAAAAAAGGAACGTTATGGTGACCAGTATTACACAAATACTGAAAAACAAAAAGAAACATTATTAAAAATATATGGTGTGGATTCCTATATGAAAACAAAAGAATTTATGGATAAAAGTAAGATAACATCACTCGAAAAATATAATGTTGAATATCCACAAAAAAACAAAGATATCAGAGAACACACTAAAAAAACCAATTTAGAATTGTATGGATTTGAAACGCCTTTTAAAAACGAGAAAATTAAAAATAAAATTAGAGGAACAAAAAAAGAACGTTATAATGATGAATATTATAATAACAGAGAAAAATTTAAAGAAACTTGTATATTAAAATATGATACTGAAAATCCAATGAAAAATGATGAAATAAAAAATCATTTTAAATTATCATTTAATGAAAAATATGGAGTAAATCACCCATCACAAGTGGAATTTTTTTATGAAAAATGTTTAAAAAATGGATATAAAATAAAAACATATAAAAATACAGATATTTATTATCAAGGGTCATATGAATATGATTTTTTAAACAAATATTATGATAAAATAGTTATAGAAAGAGGTATAATATTTGAATATATTTATAAAAATAAAAAGAAACTATATTATTCCGATTTTTATATATCCGCTTTAAATTTAATAATAGAAATAAAATCTAATAAATGGTATAAAGAACATCTTGATATAAATTTAGAAAAAGAAAAAATATGTATAGAAACGGGCTACAATTTTTTATTTATTATTGATAAGGATTATTCTACGTTTAATAAATTGATAAGCTAATAACAAAATATGTTTTACCTATTGCTTTTTAATTTGTAACTTTGTTTCATTTAAATTCACACAAAATGTTATTAAACGAATATACAACAATAAATATATCAAATAAAAATAAAAAATATTATATAAAAACAGGATATGATATAAAAAAATTTGGTAAATATGTAATTAAAACAAAAGATTTATCAAGTGGTTCTCATGTAAAAGTGAATGTTAAGTGTGTACATTGTAATAATATAAAAAATGTTAGATATTATGATTATTATAAAATAACAACTAATAATACAGAAGACTATTATTGTAAAAATTGTAAACATATTAGAACACAAAATACTATTTTTAAAAAATATGGTATCAATAATGTATTTCAAAGTGAAGAAATAAAAAATAAAATAAAAGAAACAAATAGTAAATTATATGGTGTAGATTATCCCATGCAAAATAAAATAATACAAGAAAAAACAATTAAAACAAATTTAAAAGTTAGAGGTGTTAAATACCCAACACAAAGTGAAAATGTAATAAAAAAACAGAAAGAAACAAATTTAAAATTATATGGTAATACTTTTTCTCTTAAAAATAAGGATATTATTGAAAAATCTAATAAGACTAAGTTAGAATTATATGGTACTATAAATGTTTCAGAATCTAAAACAATTCAAGATAAAAAAATTAAAACACGATTATATTCATTATCAACAAATTATGATAAATATGAATTTGTTAATAATGAAGATGGTTTTTATCACATAAAATGTGATAATAATTGTGAACATATATTTAAAATAACACCAGATTTATTTAGAAATAGAGTAAAACAACACACTATATTATGTAATATATGTAATCCATTAAATAGTTATTCAACATCTGGTATGGAATTAGAATTACAAAATTATATAAAAAGTATTTATAGTGGAGAAATTTCCTTAAATAATAGAGAATTAATTAAACCATTTGAAATAGATATTTATATTAAAGAAAAAAATATAGCATTCGAATTTAATGGCGTATTTTGGCATAATGAATTAAATAAACCCAGATATTATCATAAAAATAAAACTGATTTATTATTAGAAAAAAATATACAGTTAATACATATTTGGGAAGATGATTGGGTTCATAAAAAAGAATTGTTAAAATCATTAATTAAAAGTAAATTTGATTTAATTGATGGTAAAATATACGCCCGTAATTGTAAAATAAAAACAATAACTGAAAATAAAACATACCATAATTTTTTAGAAGAAAATCATATACAAGGGTATGCACAAGCATCTATAAAAATAGGTTTATATTTTAACAATAATTTAGTTTCTTTAATGTCATTTAGTAAAATTAAAAAATCATCAAAGAGCAAAAATATTTATGATACAAATTGTGAATTAATTAGATATAGTAATAAATTAAATATGACAGTTGTAGGTGGTGAAATAAAATTATTTAATCACTTTATTTCCCATTATAAACCAACAACAATATTATCATATTCTAATAAAGATACGTCAACTGAAAATTTATATAATATTCTTGGTTTCAAAAAAATAGGAGAAGCAGAACCAACATATCAATATATTATTGATGGTATTAGAAAACACAGATTTAATTTTAGGAAAATATTATTAATAAAACAAGGATTTGATATAAATAAAAGTGAAAAAGAAATTATGTATGAGAGAAATTATTATAGGATATATAATTCTGGTTATTTTATTTTTGAAATGAAATTATAAAAATGAATATAACAACATAATAATATGTTAAAATAATTTTTCATGAACAAAAAGTGGTCGAAAGAAAAAATTCATCAAGAAGCATTAAAATATACATATAAAATAGATTTTTTAAAGAGTAATGAATCAGCATATAAAACAGCAGTTAAAAATGGTTGGTTAAATGATGTTTGTTCACATATGATATCAACTGGTTCTAAATATAATAGGTGTATATATTCTTATGAATTTACAGATAATCATGTTTATGTTGGATTAACTTATAACATTGAAAAACGACATAGAGATAGATTAAATGATGAGAATGATAGTGTTTATAAACATATCAAAAAAACAGGTTTAACACCAAAATTATCAATTATAACAGAATATATGGATACCAATAAAGCTATCTATTATGAATCATTTTATTTAAATGAATATAAAGAAAAAGGCTGGTTTATATTAAATATTAAAAAAACAGGTTCTATTGGCGGTATAGAACAAAAATGGAATAAAACAGCGTGTTATGTATTAGCATTAAAGTGTGTAAACAAAAATGAGTTCAGAAAAAAATATATTGGTGCTTATTATTTTGCAAGCAAAAATGGTTGGTTAGATGATATATATCAAAAAATAGGTATAAAAACATATAACGATTATACATACGATGAGTGTAAAAATGAAGCTTATAAATACAAATCCAGAAACGATTTTAGATTAGGTTCTAATAAATATTATAAAAAAGCTTTGAAAAGTTTATGGTTAGATGATATATGTAAACATATGATTATATACTCTAAACCTAAAAATTATTGGTCTTTTGAACGAGGGCTTGAATATTGTAAAGGTTGTATAGATAAAACCGATTTGAAAAAGAAAAACATTTCATTATATACAATATCAGTGAAGAAAAAATGGTTGGATTCTTTTTTTAATGATTAATCTTTAAGTTCATCACCAAAAATTTCAATTATTTTATTTTTTCTTTCTTCCCTATTTAATTGTCTTTTTAATCTCTCAATCTCACGACTAAATTTTTCTTTTGGATATATTCGACCGTTCTTAAACGATGGTGTAGAAAATAAATCAAATGTTGCAATATTTATCAAATTCATACCCAAATATTACTTTTATTTAACCTTGACGTTCTGCTATTTTTTTTTCCGTTTTTCTTCTTTCAAAATACGAGCGAGTTCACTTTCTATCGAGTCAGAGATTAAACCAACACTTTTTAAATCTTGTATTTGTTCTGATGTTACATTGACAGAAATTTGCCTTGTATTAACCGAAACCGTTTTGGTCGTCAATTTTAAATGTTTCTATCTCATTATTTAATGATGATTCTAATTCTGGAAATAATTCTTCTATTTTACTTTTTCTTTCGGCTCTTTTCATTTCACGTTCTAAACTCCACAAACCTTCAATAGTTATAGTAGAACCAGATACATAAGACAGTCCAGTTGACATCGAAAATGTACTTGCACTACATGTTCCAGTAATCAAAGTTGGATTCATCACACTCGGTTGGTATACTAACCACTAATGGTGTTGCTAATTGTTTAGATTGTTTTATTTTTTTATTCTTCCAAAACATGGATGCTATTATTTTTATGTTTTTGTTTTAAAAAGCTATTTAATTTTTTATAATTTTTATCGATTATTAGAATAAAATTATAACCAAATTTTTTAACAGATTTTTCTTTAGTTTTTATTTTTTTAAAATCTCTCTTATATAAATAATTGTTTTTTATTTCAATTATTAAGTTTAATTCTTTTATATAAAAATCACTATAATAAATACATTTTTTATTATTATATAAATATTTAAAAGTTAAACCTCTTTTTATATTTGGTAAAATATCATAATATATTTTTAAAAAGTCTTCTTCATAACTTCCTTGGAAACAAATAGAAGTATTATTAAATTTTTTTAATTTTAATGAATTAATAATTATTTTTTTATGTATTTCAGGTACTTGTGATGGGTAATCAACATCAAATTTATTTTTATAACCATCTTTTATTTTAGATTTAATATCTTCATTTTGAAATACATTTTTAAAACCATATCTCTTAATATTAGTTTCTTCTGCCTTTTTAATTACTTCTTTATTTTGGTGAGGATTTTTAGTTCCATATTTTTTTAAACATGTTTGTTCTTTTACTTCTTTAATACTCTCTATTTTTGAAACATTATCTACACCATATTTATCTATACATGTTTTTCTATACAAATGAATTCTACATTCATATCCAATGTAAATTTTATTCTTTTTAATATTCAATATGTATTTTCTATATCCTATTTCACTGATTTTATCGCATAGGTCGCATTTACATTTAACTTTTAATGTAGAATTAATATTAACTTTTTCTATTGGTACTTCTAAAATTTCACTTATTTTTATATTCCCAATACAATTTTTATAAAATCTAAAATTTCTATTTGTTATTTTAATTAATAATTTATCAGTTAATATCAAATTCTTATATTTAATTTTTATAAATTCCCAACTTCATGCTCCAGTTGCTCCATTTCGTGTTTCAACTTATTTAATTCTTCATTGGCTTTCATCATTAATTTTTTATGTTTTTTTCTTTCAGTGTAGATATCACCCATAACTTCATTAACAACACCAATTTCATTTTTAAACACAGCACCATTTAAAGTTATAATATCATTATCTTCAATGGGAATTTTAAGACCATTGAATAATGAATATTTACCAGACTTGTCAATTTGACCTTTATAAGAATCTGCCGATATATTGAATTGACGCATAGTGGTGGGGTAAAGTGAGGCGAAGTCATAACAACAAGTCCAGGTTTTCATACCTCTAAATGGACTTTTAACCCAACCACCTTTCACCATCTTAGAAGTGGTTTCAATTATATTCGGGTCAATGTACCCCTCTGGATCATTTAATTTACATAAAATAATATTTTTTTTATCTCTTAATTTCAAACGTAATATACCTTCTGTAACAGCCAATGTTGAAAAAGCGTCCAGAGCTTTAATTCTTGATAGTGTTGAAATGCCATACAACACATCAATATATTTCATCTGTTCGTGAATCTTTTGAACTAACAGGGAGTCAACTGCATTATAAAATACGAATTTTTTGAAATCATCTCGGTATAATATTTTCAAGTTACCTTCATAATTAACTTTTTTCATTTTAAGTAACTTTTCAGCTACGAAATCTAAAGCACTTGATTCTTTAACCTTGACTGCTGTATCCCACTTTTCATACAATTCCATATAATCTATTACGATTCTATGAGCTGGTAATTCAGCGAAATTATCATCATCATAAGATGACCTTAAATTACCTGTAAAAGATGATATCTCAGGTTTAATATTTAATTTTCTTGCACGTTTAACCAGATAAACCCAATCGTAATTGACAAAGTTCCACCCAGTGATTACAGACATTTGTTGTGTCATTTTGAAGAAATCAAAAATCATATGTTTCTCCGATGCATATCTTTTATATTTGAATTCTATTTTTAAATTGTATTTAGAAAAATAGTTTTCAATATCACTTTTAATCACTTCTTGGTCAACGGATGATAAATCCTGTAAACCCATAACCAATACTTGATTATTAAATACTACTGATATGGTTTGTATAACCCCCTCTGCGAGCTGTGGAGACGGGCGTTTCTCTAAAATTTCGTTCTCGATATCAACAAAGAAAATGTTTGGTTCTTGATAATCAAATATAATTTTCTTTTCATCTTCTGGTAAATTATCTAAATATTCATAAACAGAATATCTATTTGGATAATTCGTATCAATCTCTTTAACACTACGACCATCCCAAGTAATGTATTGTTCATGTTTATTAGAATCTTTATGAGAACAAGTGACAAATTTCTTGGGGTCTTTCCAAGGGATAAATTTCATTTTTATCGCCCCTTTATCATTGATGTAAGAAGTCACTAAATTATTATTTTTAAATTCGAAATCTACAAGCATATATAAAACTTTTTAGTTTATATATACTAAAAGATTAAAAAAGTTTTAACGAATTTGAAATCAATTCGAGGTACATGGAAAATTTTTGATTAATTATGTCTAAAAAATCAACACAAATAGAAACAGAAGAAAAAATTTTAAATAAATGCAAAGAAAAGAATTATACTTTAATTGAACCTTTTATTTATACAGATGCGAATAAAACTTTGTTAATATTATCCTGCAATATTGATGGTTATAAATGGAAATCTACATATAATCAATTTATAAATCAAAATAAAGGTTGTAAAAAATGTGCTGGAATATTAAAAAAGACACAAAGTGAAGCAGAAGTAATTGTTTTAAATAAATGTAAAGAAAAGAATTATACTTTAATTGAGCCTTTTACCTACACCAATACAAAGAAAACTATTTTATATTTAAAATGTAATAAAGATAATCATGAATGGAACATAACATACAATAATTTTATTAATAAAAATCGTAATTGTTCTAAATGTACAAAAAAATATAAACCAACGCAAAAAGAAGCAGAAGAACTTGTTTTAAATAAATGTAAAGAAAAAAATTATACATTAATTGAGTCTTTCGTTTATAATGGCGCAAAAACAATATTACATGTTAGATGTAATAAAGATAATTATAAATGGTATACAACATATAATAATTTTATTAATAATAACAGAGGTTGTAAAAAATGTTCTGGTAGACTAAAAATAACACAAATTGAAGCAGAAGAACTTGTTTTAAATAAATGTAAAGAAAAAAATTATACTTTATTTGAGTCATTTATTTATAATAATAATACAACAAAACTACACTTAAAATGTAATATAGATAACCATGAATGGTTTCCAACATATAATAGTTTTATAAAATGTGATAAAGGTTGTCCTATATGTAATGATTCACATGGTGAATCTATAATAAATAGAATATTAACAGAAAAAAATATCACTTTTAAAAGAGAATACAAATTTGAAAATTGTAAATATAAAAAATTATTACAATTTGATTTTTATTTACCAGAGCATAATATATGTATTGAATATGATGGTGTTCAACATTTTGAATCAATTGAAAAATGGGGTGGCGAAAAAACCTTAAAAGATACACAAATAAGAGATGGTATTAAAACAAAATATTGTTTAGAAAACAATATTAAATTAATTAGAATTAGATATAATGAAAATATTTTTAATGTTTTAAATAATATTTTCAATCTAAAACATGAAATAAAATTTTAATTGTTTTGATAATAATCGTTAAAAGCTTTTTTAACAGTATATTCGTTTGGGTCTTTGACTCTTTCCCCATTTGGTAAATGAGCAAACATAAAGTTTGTTGGATATGTATAAAAATTTGTACCTTGATTACTTGTTTTATAAACAATTTGGTTTCTTATTGCAAATTTTCCACCACCTTCTATATCAAAATAAATATCATTATTTTTATAAGTTCTTCCATGAACTTCAGTTGTAAAATTTTTACCTATTTCTTGCATGAAACCACCCAGTTTATCATACATTTTTATTTGAAATTTTGTAATTATTTCAACAGAATCGTCATATGACTGTTTCAATATTTTTTCTTCGTAATCATCAACAAAAACGTATTGTGATTTAGACCTATTTAATATAAAAGATAATTCATTTATTAAGTAAATACCATATTTAGTGACATTTTTCACTTCAAGATGTCCATCAACAAAATATTTTTGTAAATTTTCAACACATTTTAAATAGTAAACATTTTGTTGTTCTTCTATGACAATTCTGAAATTTTCTGCTATTTCATCGATGGATTTCTTAATCCTTGGGTCAACCGCACCTTTAATTTCTTGTAATTTTTTTGCTTCTTTTTGTTCTTTAGTCGGATTTAATATAGTGCGTATTTCTTCTATTCTATCATATAAAGATGTCCATTTATCAAGATTTGGATAATTATTATGTATGAATTCTAATTCATCTTTAGTTAAATCAGATATCACATTGTTTATTTTGATTACAGACCTTTTAATATTAACCAAGCCATATTCAACTTTAATATTAGCTAAAACTTTCACAATAACGTCACCAGTACTTTCATAAGCAGCTTTATATAAAGATGGAAAACCTTTTTTAATAGCAAATTCTTCTAATTTTGCACGTTTTGATTCTGAATTCGTTATTATTGAATAATATTGAAGTGCTAATTTATCAAAATCATTATTTATTTTAGTTAAATCTTTTTTATCTAATTTTTGATTTTCTTCTGAAAAAAAATATAACTTATTTAAATATTCTTCAAACTTTTCTTTGGTTGTTTTAGTGCGAACTATAGATTTGTCATTAATAACATTTAATATCCAATCTTTTGTTTCATTATTAGATTGAATAGATTCAAATATTTTATTCTTAACAAAAGACCTGTAATTAAGCATTTAATCTTTTTTTATTTTATATGCCTTAAAAACTTTTGACATGGGAACTTTGACTATTACTTGACCATCATCATTTACAGTTTCGATATAAACATCAGCACCTTCAATTTTCCATATCTTACCACGTATATCACCAACCGTTATATCTTTTCCCATCCTTAATATATCATAGGTATAGTTAGCTGCGGTATCAGTGGATTCATTCATGAAAGAAGTATCTAAAAATTCAGTTCCATTCAATATTATTTTATGTTCTTTTGCATATATTTCAGCATGATAAAATACATGAGAAATAGCGGATTCCTCTCCAATTATTTCTTCCAAATTTGAATATTCTGGTGTTTGTTTATTTTCTTCACACCATTTCGAATATAAATCCAGCCATTCTTCAAGATATAATTCAGGAATTTCATTAACACCCATCGGAAAATCATAATAGGATTCGTTTGTTTGATTAAAACCATCTATTATTTTTTGACATTTTTTAATAGATGTAATTCGATCTTCCAAATTTCTTGTTCCCTTAAAAATACTATAATAGTATGTGCCGTTTTTATCTAATTTAATTTGATATCCTTTATAATTTTCTATTGTTTTATATTGAATTTTCCCATCATGTAAACTCACAAATTCATCAGTTTCAATTAAATATTGACCATTTCTATATTGAAGGATTTGACCAATTTTATCGATATATCCTTTTGCGCCAAATTTTTCAGCTTTGTTTTTTTCTTCACTTAAACTTTCATCTAAACTTTCTATTTTATATTTTCGACAATATTTTGTTATTTCCTTTTTAATTTCAGCTTTAAAAGGTTCAGCCATTTTCTGACTATCAACCATTTGGTGTGCCTCTGTTTCTGTTAATTGACCATTATCAATCATTTTTATGATAGTAGAATATAAATCATGAGATTCAAATGTTCTTACGTGTTTCATTTCATTAAATTTTATTTTTGTATTATTCCCGATGGAATAATTATCTTCATATGTATCTATATGTTTATCAAAAGCGTTTTTATTCCAAACCATGTTTGGAAATTTGTTTTCTTCTTTACTTATTTTATCACCAATATCTCCACCCTGTTGTTTTATTTCTTTTCTTAATTTTTGAAATTGTTTCAAGGTTGTTTTTCTAAGTAATGGCATTTTTATATTTTTATTTTATATATAAATTATTTAATTTGAAAATATTAAGAATTTTTTCTAATATTAATATATTTATTAATGCTTTCAATCATATTTCTTTTTATAATTGGTTTTTTTATTACATCTGAACAACCCAGAATAAAACATTTTTTTATTTCATCATTCATAGCATAAGCAGTTTGGGCTATAATGGGTATATTTTTATTTATTTTATTTATTTTTTTTATTGCATCATATCCATTCATTTCTGGCATTTGAATATCCATTAATATGACATCGATAATATTTTTATGTTGCTTGTATAATTTAATAGCTTCATAACCATTTTTAGCTCGTATTAAATCTACATTTGTATCATCCAATAGTTTTTCTATTAATTGATAATTCAAATCAACATCTTCTGCTACTAATATTGTCTTATTTTCCCAATCATATATAACATGTTTTAATTTTTCTTCTATTTCTATTGATTTTTTAATAGTTGGGTTATATGGAATTGTGAAATAAAAAATTGTTCCTTTACACATTTCAGATTCAGCCCATATTTTACCACCAAATAAATTAACAATACCTTTTGATATAGACAAACCCAAACCAGCACCACCATATTTTTTCGTAGTTGAATCATCAGCTTGTCTAAACCGTTCCCATATAACTTTTATTTGTTCTTTTGTTAATCCAATTCCAGTATCTTTAACGAAAAATTGTATAAAAGCCCCATCTAAATAATAACCAAATTCAATTTCACCATTATGCGTAAATTTGATTGCATTATTGAGTAAATTAATAATTATTTGTTTTACCCTCAATTCATCAGTTAATATATTATCACATATTTTATCAGAATCTATCAGCTTTAATTTAACATTATTTGCTATTAAATTTGAATTTTTATTATACATAACATATAAATCGGATATCATTTTTTTTAAAGAGACATTTTCAATTTTCAATTTAATTTGTCCAGCTTCTATTTTAGCTATATCAATAATATCATCTATTAATTTAAGTAGATCATTACCAGCATTTTGAATAATATTTAAATAATTTTCTTTAGTTGGTTTATCAATATTTTCTTCGTTTAATAAATCAGAAAACCCTATGATAGAATTCATTGGTGTTCTAATTTCGTGCGACATGTTTGCTAAGAAAGCAGATTTCAATCTATCAGATTCTTCTGCTTGATTTTTTGCATTAATAAGTTTCTTTTCGACTTTTTTTAAACGAGTAATATCTGTAAAAGTTTTAACCATACCAATAATTTTGTTTTGATCATTTTCATATGGTTTTGCTGTTACTAAGCATTTAATAGATTTGTTTTTATTTACTTTTGTATAAATTTCATAGGATGACTTTTTAGTACCTGTTAATATTCTTTTAATTGGACAATTATTCTTACATGTGTGCAGTCCAAAAATATTTTGACAAGGTTTATCTAAAACAACATCTCTATCAACTTTAAACAAATTACAAAAAGAATCATTTACTAATATCATTTTACATTCTTTATTTACTACACATAATGGTGAAGATGCATTTAATATCTGATCTAATTCTTTATGAATTTTGTTTATTTTTTTATTATTTTCAATTGATTCTGTAACATCATTGAAAACAGTTATGAAAAATTTTTTATTTTGTGCATATATAGATACCTCAATCCATTTATCAACGTTTTTAAGCTGTTCTACGACACTTTTTGTTTTCTTAGTCTGTATCACTTCTGAATAAACTTTTAACCAAATTTTATACATATCTGGATAAATTTCAGATGCTTTTTTACCAACAACATCTGCTGTATGCAATCCAGTTAATTTTTCGAAAGCATTATTTACTTCTAAAAAAACATAATCATATATATCACCTTTATTATTATATAAAACTTCATGTAAACTAAACGCACTTGTCATTGTCGAAAATAAATCTTTATATTTTTTCTCACTCAATGATAAACCATATTCCAATATATTTTTTTCAATTCTTAATGCATCTTCAGCTTTTTTTAATCGTATTGCAATGTTTATTTGAGAAATTAAATCAGGCGTATTAAAAGGTCTTGTTAAATATGAATCTGCTCCAGCATCTAATACTTGTTCCTTTAAATTGTAAAGTTCTCCATATGCAGTAATCATTATAATTATAATGTTTTCTGTATTTTTGTTTTTTCTTATTTTTTCACATATTTCTATACCAGATTCATTATTCAAAACGATATCTAATAAAATAATATCTATTGGTTTTTTATTTAAAATTTCAAATGTGGTTTTTTCGTTGACAGATTCAAAAATGTTTATTTCAAAATTTAATGTTTTTAAACGACTCTTTAAATCTTCTCTATTCACATAAAGGTCATCAACTAAAAGTATGTTTATCATTTGTTTTAACTTATTTTAAATATATTTATATATAAAAAACCCAACTGGTTAAAGTTGGGTTTTTTATTATTATTTTGTTTAAGATAATTAAAGAATAATTAATTCTTTTTTAACATCCTCATAAAAATTATATGTAGGTGTATCAAACCCGATTACATACACTAAATCACTGAGAATTATATCTACTGCAACTAACGCACACCGTTTAGCTTCTTCTTCTTGCACATAAGGACACTTATACATTCTATCCCGAATTTCTATTGCTTTTTCTTTTGCTGTCATTTAATAATTTATTACTGTGGCTTTATCACTATGTAAGATTTCAAACATTTTTTTCTGTTCCTCATTGAGAACTTCCATTTTAATAAAGTTACCGTCTTTAAATAAATAGTGTATACTATTATGAATATAAATATCTTCTCCAGACACTTTATGTTTTCTAAATATTTTCATAATTATATTTTTATTTTACATACCAATCAACTAATCTCAAATCTTCAAGTTGATTGCCACCACCATATGAGATAGAACTTTGTAAACATTCACCTAAATATTCCAAATATTCTATTAGTGTAGTATCTTTTAATGGATTTAATTTAACAGTTCCTTCAATCCTATTTTTCTTATTACTTTGTTTAGCTGATGCAGACCCGTAAAATTCTTTATATCGAATACCGTTTTGCTCGATTGTCCGACCTGGCGAATCGGAATGCGAAGATAACATACCACCCACCATACACATAGTTGCACCTAAAACCATAGATTTTGCTATATCGGCTGGAACTTTTATACCACCATCAGCTATAATCGGTACGGTGCTATTTTTTGCACATAAATTCACAGTATATGCTTGTGAACCTCTTGAACCAAATCCAGTGGAAGGTGCTGTGGTACAGGCACTTCCAGGTGATATACCAATTTTTACTGCATCTGCACCCCATTTTTCTAAATCCATAATACCCTCGGCAGTTGAAACATTACCTGCTATAATAAAAGTATCTTTAAAATATGTTTTTAAATATTTTAACATTCCTCTCATTTTAATTGCATGTCCGTGTGCTATATCAACTGTTATAAAATCTGGTATCAATTTTTTTTCCAATAATTTTTCTAACGTTGGGAACGAATCACCATTAACACCAATTGATATTGAAGAGTATAATCCTAATTTCTTCATTTTCTCCACAAATGCAACATTATCTACACCAAAACGATGCATTATATAAAAATATCCATTGGATGCCAATTTTATGCATAAATCTTCATTTATAACTGATTCCATATTAGCTGGCACAACAGGTATGTTAAAAGTAAATCGCCCTAATTTGACCCCTGTATTGCATTCTGAACGAGAATCAACAATACACATCTTTGGAATTAAATTAATATCATCAAAATCGAAATATTCATTCATTTAAATATTTTTATTTTTTAATCTCATTCCTCTGGAACTACTATCCATAAAATAAGATATGCTAAACCAAAACCTGCATATGTGAAGAAAAATCCAAAGGCGAAAATTAAACGAACTAATGTTGTATCTATATTTAAATAATCAGCTAATCTTGAACATACACCACCAATTACACAATCTGATTTTCTAACTAATTTTTTCATGCTATTTTTTATTTTTTAATAAAAAAAAGTAATATCACAAGACTTATATTTTTTCCTATATACTGCAACCATTAATCTCACAATGTCCATAGGATATTCATCTTTATAGTGAGGTCAGTGATATTACTTAAAAAGAATCCAATAATTATATTATAATATTCGAGGAAAGTTTTATTTATTACTTTTTTGTTTTGTAATATTATTGACTACCAATTTAAATTTTTTTAATTCTTCAAAAGATAAACCATCTTCATGCCAAACTTCTTTATTTTTACAATATGGGCATTCAACCAAACTATAATTCGATGGATATTCAAAATCACTACCACAGTCACATTTAATCAAAAGTACATTTACTTTAGTTGTCCATATAACATCATATAATATCATTTGATAACATTTTTAAGGCTTTTAAATAAAAATTAATTGGTCTATAATCATCATTAAAAAATTCACGGGGTGAATCTAACCACAATGGTGAGTTTGTAATATGAAATTTTTTATTTAAATATACTGTAAACGATGCAATATTAAAGTCATATTTATTCAAACTATCAGATAATAATTTTGACGAAGGTGTGCTAAAGGTTTGTAATTTAATAGCTTCATCTTCACTATTTATTAAAAAATTAATAGTGGCAATAATACTTTTAATAATTCGTAATTGTTCATTATAAAAATTAAATGAAATTATCTTGACACCATATTGGTGTTTTGTCACCAACATATGCACCATAAATATTAAAATCAAAATATTCTAACGCCATTTCATATCCATCCCTTGTTTCATTAAAATATTTAAGCATTTTTTTACTGAATAAATAAGTCGCAAACTGTGTTCATCAACACCTATAACTGCTTTATCAAATCCATCGGCTTTTAAAAATTCTTCATCACTGTACGATTCTAAAATTCTTTTTAACATTTTTCATAATTAATTTTTTAATCAACACTTATAACCAGTGTTGGCGTGACACCATTTGGATACCCTTCTTTAATTTCTTGTTCGGTTAAAGTATCCTCAGATATTATCAAAGTTGATATACTATATAAATTACCAGTTTCATTACAACCCCTTACTAACATATCATCAGGAAGGTCTTTGATACATTCTTTTAAATCTTTTATATTACTAATCATGATATTAAATTTAAATCTTCAATAATATACTTTCTCATCAATAATTTAATATCTTTTAAAGTTAAATCGATATATTTTTCTGATGTATTTTCGATTTCAATTTTTGTTAAAGTGAACAAACCCGAAACACCCGCATAATCTCTACTAACTAAAATTGTAAATTTTTTAAATAATCGTGAATATCCGACATAATTCCCTTGACTTTCATCTTGCCATTCCTTAAAATATATGAATTCATCGTAATGTTCTTTTGTCTTAAAATTTAACGTATAGAAACTGATTTCATTACCACATTCACACATCACCTCATCACCAGAAGAAAAAACAGTCGATTTCTCACATTTAAAACAATTAAAAATATATTTATAATCTAAAACTTTCATAAAACCTCAATGACTTTTCCATATATCTGTTTAGTCCACCCATTAATATGACCTCTATTATTTCCTATTAGGCATCCTTTTACCTCATCTTTTGCTTTAACCAGATGTGTGTAAAAATTACCTCTGACTTTACAATATACAATATCACCAATTTTAACATCCTCTATGGTAGCAGATGTGAGTTTATGTTCTTGTCCAGATTTAATAAGAGGTAACATTGAATTACCCTTTTCACTGGTGACAAAAGTTTCACCATTCTGTAATCGTTCTAATTTATAATTTTTAAACATTTCTATTAGGATAATCAATATTTATATTTAATTTCTTTCTCTTATCCCCAAAGACAAATCTATAATAATTTATTGGATTAAACCATTTTAAAATACCAAGAAGTTTTTCAAGTTGTTCAATTCTGACATATATCTTAATACAATCAAGATATTCTTTCTCTGTTAATAGACTATTGCCACATTCTGGGCATGGTTTTCCTATGCTATCTTTATATTCAGAGAATTTAACATTATCATCTCTATAATCACAGAAATCACATTTTAAACCAGTGATTTCGAAATTTATTTTATTAAGTTCTTTCCAATATTTTCTTCTATTCATATAGTATTGAAATTATTTTTTATGAATTCTATATCAAATTCAGCATATTCGTTTGCATATAAAATGTTATTTAAGACAACATTTTCATCATCAATATATAATATTTTATATGTTTCATTTTCAATAAATAATGGCTGACCAAAAAAATTATTAATAGTATTTTTGCATATCAATGTATCACCTACCTGCATCGTTAATATCCTGTAAATTTTCAGATAATTTGTAATTAACTACATTATTTTCAACACTTTCTTGCATTAACTTTTCTAAATCTTCATTTTTACCATTCCAATATATAAAAGCAGTTGAAATCAAACCCAAAAAACTTTCTTTGGATAACCACATATTTTGAATTGGGTTTCTTCCAGTTGATGTAGGGTTTTCTATTGATAATAGATGACCTTCGTTATTTTCAAGAGTTAATATAGTAATAAGTCTATTATCTTTGAATGTAGCCTGAACAAAATCTATAATACCAATTTCTCGTTGCTCATTTGAACCAACTCCAATAGTTATTTTTCCATATATTTTTCCCATATTATAAAATTTGTTTTTTAACATTTGTAATATACACATCATCAATAGAAGTATTAGAAGCAATATGGTATCTACCATTGTGCATAAAACAATATACATCTTTAACTTCATTATTATAATCAGTTGTAATTAAATATTGGTTATCTGAGTTGTATCTATCGTAAAACAATTTACAATCTTCATTTTTCAAATCAAAATTTGGATTTCTCTGAATCCATTCTAATAAATTAGAACGTTCTTCAGTTGTTAAAACGTGATAATAATGATTACATACGCTATCCCAAAATAAACTTCTTGCTATTGGTCTGGGTGGAATACAAGCTTCAACCAAGAAAGTAAATTCAAAAAAATCTATATTAAATCTGTTTTCGTTATTATATTTTTTTTTTTTCATTTATTATTTTAAATATTTTTAAATTCAATGTATAATTATTATAATTATTATATATTTTATTTTATTATTCAAAAGAAAATGATAGTTGTGTCAACCCTCATTTTTGTGTGTTCACTCACCTTCAAATTGGTTATTACCGAGTGTAATTTCAGTTGTGTCAACCCTCATTTTTGTATGTTCGATCACCCTTTTGATGCCGTTTATGATGGCTATTAAAGTTGTGTCAACCCTCATTTTTGTATGTTCGATCACCTCCTTTATAATATTTAACAAACCAATTGTCAGTTGTGTCAACCCTCATTTTTGTATGTTCGATCACCCTCGTTAACGAAAACACAACATTAAAAACAAGGTTGTGTCAACCCTCATTTTTGTATGTTCGATCACCGTACCCTTAATCAATTCATTAATAGTTAGATCATTAAGATGATATTTCGTTTCTAAAACTTGATAAATTTTATAATAATTATAATATAAAACATATTTTTTCTTATCGTAATTAAAATAAACAAACTTATTTTTCTTTCCAACTAAAATATTAGATTTATACTTAGAATTAAACCACTCTATATCTTTAATTATTTGCCATAAAAAATACTTAGGACTTCTCGCTTCTTGTATCTTTCGAATTATATCTGATATATCTTCTTCCATTTGTTATTTATTAAAATGTCTTTCATCCAAATTATAACACATACCAATGTCTAATAAAATAAAGCGTGTGCCATTTATTTCAGAAAAATTATACATATGAAAATGTCCATAAAACCAGTATTTTATATCATTTTTTTCTGACAATTTATCATATATTTTAGTTAAAACCGAACGATTTTTAATAACTTCTTCTTTTAAATTGAAATCACTTTTCATCCATTTTTCAATTCCCATATACAGTTCTGGAAAACAAAAATCTGGACTATCATGAGTAACAACAACATCAATACCAGATAACTTGATCAATTTTTCTTCATTATAATTAACAATTTCACCTGACCAATAATTCAGTCCTTCTTTTCGACCTTTCCAAGGTTTTTTTGTATAATTATCATACATATCTGAATTTGGAAGTCGATCAACACTAATCGCTCCACCAATACCCAAAATATTAATATCATTTGCGGTTATCACAGAATAATCTGGTAAACATTCAATGCTACCATATTTAAAATTATTTTGAAAATATTCAGGATTATCATGATTACCACGTATAGCAATAAGTTTATTATTTTTACTTTTGAAAGAAGCATCATAATGTCTCAATCTGCCAACTTCTTTTCGTTTTGTGTCGAAACCTATACCAAAATCACCACACACATAAAACAAAGAATTACTAATATCATATTCTTTTATGAATTTTAGTATTAATTTGATGTTTTGATGGATGTCTCCAACAAATATGATATTATCGTATGTCATTGAATAAAGATAAGATTTTTTCTTTTCGTTTTTTTGTATTTAAATAAAAAATTAATTCACTTGGTGTTCTAATAGTTGTATTGACGATAAAACCAAGTTGTGCATTTTTGTATTTAATATTATAGTTTTTTCTCGAATTTTCATCTAATATGATAAAATTGTAATCATTTTTACTTAAATAATCATAAACTCTTTGGTCAATTGCAACTTCAATATCATCAAAGTTTAGCATAAACTCTATATAATCGACCCAATCTATGATTATATCACCACTATTAAACTTTTTAATCTTTTTTCTATATTTGACAAATAAATATTTATATTCACCTTTTTTTATGAATATATAGAGTGTGTTGTTTAATATCATAAAAATTATTAATCAATAGTCTCCACTGTTGCTTCGATTTTTCTATCATTCAACCCATTTTTCATAGCTAACATATCATCAAACTCACCAACTTTAGCTTCTGTTTTACCTTTATAATGGGCAAGCATTGTGATTTGTTCAGCTTGTTCAGGTGTATGACCACAAATTTCAATAAGAGACATTAAAACCCAATCGAAAGAATTAACATCATCATTATATAATATTAAACGATGTGTTTTAACACTTTCTGTTTTTATCTCTTGTAAGATTTGCTCAATAGTTTTCGTGTTCTCGTTTCTTATCATATACATATTTTTATTAGTTTGTAAAACATTACAAATATATATTATATTTATTTCAAAAAAAAATCAAATGTTATTATAACCAAATATTTTTTCTAATTTTTGTTTACGTAAATATACTAAAAATTCAGTTTTTCTAAGTTTTTTAATATTACATATACATTCCAAAATTTTTAAGTTTGCATTTGATGATGTTAACCTAACATTAGAATACAGAATAATCTGATCATTATTTGATGTTTCTCTATATAATAAATTATAAGTTTTTAGATTATTATAGAAAACAATTAAATCTTCATTAGATACAAATTTTAATCTAATGCCCATTGAAGATTCTGTTACCACATATTTTTCATTATTTTCCATTTTAAATAAATCATTCATCTAAAATGTTTTTTATTTTAAACATTCGCTCAATTTTAGAATTGTCAACATTAAGTATCCGAATATTTCTTATTAATAAAGTATCATTTGATAACATACAGATAAAAGCTGACATATAATAAAAATTATTGTCTACAAATATGTAAATAGAATTGTAAATTATATAATTGTAATTATCTAAATCTTTAAATGTAGTAACACCATCTGAATTACCAGATTTAACACATTTCAAATATAATTTTTTTCTCTGTTTTGACATAAAAAAAGACACCTTTCATACACAAATATACGAAAAATGTCTTTAATAGTAAAAAAAAATCGATTATTTGTCTTCGAATATTTCTTGCATTTCTTCCAAAGAATATTTATTAAACATTCTACTAACCAAATCGAATTTCATTTCATCGGATACAGTTTTAACTTGTAAGCCCCATATTTTTGCGCCACATTCACATCTATTTATCATATTTGTTATTTTAATTTTTTTATAAAGTAGTTGATATTGTCTATACCATCAATTGTTTTTTCAGTTTTTTCACCTCTATCTATTATTAATCTTGGTGATAATGTACCTTCTGCTATCCATGTCACTGATTTTAAACCGTTATTTTCTAAATCAGTTTTTGTTATTTCAATTGGAAATGTATTCATATTTTATATTTTATATTTTTGTGAAAGAAAACCGCTAAATCTTTAGTTTAGCGGTAGTTCAATGTTTAAAATTTAAATGATGTATTAGTAGTTTTCTTTTTAGGTGATAATTTAATTTCAGCTTTTTGCAATAATTTGACTTTATCAGAATATTCTTTTTTCTCAACTTTTATGTCAGCTAAATATAAAAATTCCGTTAAAGTTTCATTTTTTTCATTATTATAATTCACAACAATGCATGGATATTTTAGTGGTTTTCCATATTTCTTTATAATAATATCTTTGTATTCTTTGTGAATTTTAGACTTGGAAGATGTATTATCATTTAGTATGTTGTTATCTTTTACCATAAAATTGATAAAATCAACTTCATCAATAACAAACTGTCCTAATTCAAGTGCTAAAATTGCATTTAATTTCATGAGAAATATATTTTTTATTTCTTATATTCTAAAAAATATATTTAGTTTTAAATTATTTACTTAAATATTTTATTCAGCTTTACTTTTCTGAAATATTGTGAAGTTTGGGGAGATTTGAGTATGTATATAAGCATCTTCTCCGTCAACTTTACTAACAGTATATAGACTATTAAAATCTTTGACAATATAAACAATCATATTATGATATATAGCAGTTTTAATTGTATAAATTAATTCACTAACTGGTATGTTTATAGCTTGACATGATTTATAAATAGTTTTATCTATATTCAATTAAAATGATTTTGTATCGAAACAATCATTTCTATTCATAAAAAAGGAAACAGTATCGACAAAGAATATGAAAGGCTCATATGTTTCGCCAATATTATTTATTTTATTTATTTCGAACATCGTCAAATATAGTTTCTATTTTAATTTTTCGGATATATCTTTCTGTTGATTTATTTTTTAATGATGAAACACTAAATGAACACCTTCTCACATCATTACAATCTAAATTATCATCTTGGTGTAAAACCACATTAAATGAATCTTGTAAAAGATATACTATTTTATTTTCCTTTACTAAATTCTTAATCATATTATAAAAAACATATACATTTCTTACAGTATGACTAAATGTGAAATATTTTCTATAATCGTGATTATCATAAAAATATAGTATATCAATATTATGGTCATTAGAAACGGATGTATCATAAATAATATCTGATACATCATTCACATTTCTATAAAAACATTCATTTTCAACAATAAAAACGAATGGGTGGTATCTTTTATCAATATTATTGAAAAAATCATATGTAGTTATTAAACTCATCTTAAAATCTCTCTAAGTTTAGCTCTACGAATTAGATTTTTATCAGTTTCAAGTGATAAATATATAGTTGCCTTTTTTCTTTTAAAATCATAATCAATACAGATGTTATTATCTTTTTTTAAAATATAAACAAAATAACCCTTATTTATGAACTTACGTATAAAATATACTAAATTATGTATATTGGTATAATAATCAAGCTCGTATTTTTTCATACAAAATTCATTATATTTAAAATAAGACCCAGAAGTTAGATACGTTTGACCACTATACATCATCGACATACCAGTGGAACGATATTTTAACATAACTATTTTATATCTTGATATAATTGATTTGCGTGGTTGAAATGTATCAATGGTGTAAGGAATATCAATAGATTTTGTTATTTTTACACAATTAGAATATTCTTTCCCGATTGTTTGTAAAAACTTATCAATTTTAATATTCATTATCGTTTTCTTAGATAAACTACGAAATTAACGCCACTTTTTAATGCATTAAGGGGACTTCTCTTAAAGTGTTAGTTAATTTAATAACCTCATCTTCCTTCTCCTTTGTAGGTATAAAAATAAATTTACAGTTTTCACACTCATCATCATATTTATAAATTGTCATAACATCATATATATGATTTTTGGCTTCTTCTGCTACCATGTTTCTCACATTAATAATAACACAATATAAATTATCTGTTGTGTCTAATTTATTTAATATGTGAATTTCTTTATCATCAGAAAAATCAAAAACACAATTCATATCAGAATAAAGAGAATTTAGATGCTCTAAAACAGATATTCTTCTTTTTTTTATCTGGGACTAATATTTTTATTTTCTGTTCCATTTTTATTAAGTATATATTTTATAACCACTAATATCATAAGCTGTCATACCTGCGAATATTACACCATCCTCATATTCAATTATGTCTTCATCAGCATGGCATCTTGCAGTTTTTTGCCAATCAGTAAAAGTCAATCCAAACATTTCTTTGAATTTAATATCAAATTCTACATCTGATTCAGTTTGTTCTAATACTAATAATCTGTTCTTCATTAATTATTATAATTTCAATTTTTTATACTCATCAAAATATAAATTTATATCTCGTTTAATATGATCAGCGTTCGTTTCAAAAACATATTTTTCGAAATCTAAATATTCGTAATTTTCTTTTACAAAAATTCTGAAAGACTGAATAAATGAAAATAATTCTTTTTCTTTTAATCCAGTTAATAGCATTACAATACTCCCATTAAATTTGTCTTTATTCACTTGAATTATATATTCTTTTTCTTTGATATTTTTTATTTTATTTAAAATATCAACCTCAGTGAAATATTCACCAATAGTTTTGTAAACATAATCCTTATCTAAGAAAAAATTAATAGTGTGGTTATGCTGATATTCTTTATCTTTTGAGTATTCAATTATTTCATCATAAATACCACTTCTCCTATTCGACTTTTGTGAAACTGATTCATATATTTTTGGAATAAAATATTTTGAAGTTATAACTAAATCAAATATATCATTTTTAGTTTCAAACCCCAGTTCAAATTTCTCATAATCCAAACCTACAAATTCTAATACTTGTTTGAAATCTAATGATAATAAAATTGTTCCAATATTTCTAAAATGATTATTTATAACAGTATCATATTCGAAATAAAGACCATCCCACCCATACTTAATGTTAAATTTTCTATACATTCTACCAAGTAAGATAGATAAATCTACCCAAGAATAATAGTACTTGGTTGTTTCATAATAATTAGGTTTAGTTGTAATAAAATCTATTTGATTGTCTTTATAACAAATAGAATGAATATTAGAATTCTGTTTATACTGAGTTTTATTAAACCTGAAAATGTCAATAATATTTTCCCTACCAAATGGTTTAGGAATAATAATATCCAAATCCCCGAAAGTTTGTTTATCTTTATAATAATATGGTATAAAAAAATCAACATTGTTGGTTCTTAATATTTCGGAAACATGTTTTTTATATTCTTCAAATTCATGTCTACTAATACGTTTTGTATTGAAAATTTTTCCAGTTGACATTTTTTATTTTTTGTAAATATAAAGAAAATATTTTTATTCAGTGTCGAAATTATTCAGAAAAATTTTCTCATCATCAGTTAATGAATTAACACCGTTATTTTTAACTTTATCAAGTATTTCATCTAATACTAACAATTGTTTAGTTTTCTTGTTTTTTTTAACAGGTTTGAGTTCACTTTTATCAATAAAAACCAGTAATTCATCTATATTTACAGATGTCAATACTAAATTATTGAATTTTTTTTTATATTCTTCGGGTTCACCTTTGTAATTTCGTTGTATAATAAAAATAAGTAATTTTTCAACAAGTTGTTTATTTTCAATTAAAATACTATTAATGTGTTCTATATAAGATTTTCTTTCGTTGTTTTCAGCTTTTATTATAATATAATGTTCTAAATATAATTTGGCTTCTTCTATTTGTTGTTCTTGATTTTTTAATGTTTTTTCAAATTTATCCAATTTAATTTTATTTTCCACTAATAAATTAAATGAAATCTTATATTTCACAAAATAAAATAAACCAAATAATATTAATAAAAATGTGACACTTATATTCCAGAAAATCATCATCATAAATTAATTATTTTATCTATATTTTCTTCTATATTTGTTTTTAAAATATCCAAAGATACATGTATTTCATTGATTTTATCTGAAATTGTTTCTTTTATTTTTTCAGAAATTTTTCGTTGAACAACGTCATCGAATTGTTTTTGCATTTCAGATAATGCTGTTAATGGATTAACTTCAACTCCATTAATAATTATTTTAATATTATGAGTGTCATCTAAATCACCATTTTCATCACGACCACCACCATCTATAATTTTATTGATAAATTCTTCTTGTGTTTGTTCATCTGGATTTTTAGAAATAGTTGTTAAAAAAAACCATTTAAAAAATTCACTCATTTCTTCTAATTTGAAATTATTATTTTCATCCATTTTAAAATATCATTTTAAATTTTATATAAATAAAAAATTAATTTGTTTTATAAAAGATTTATTTCTTCTATATTTTTTATAAGTATATTACTAAAAATTGGTTTTCGAATATAATATTTTATTGGAAACATATTATCTTTAAAATTTGGAATTTCATATTGTTCAAGTGCAGTCAAAGCTGCTATTTTTAAGTTTGGTTTAACCATTTTAATAGTATATGCTGCTTCCACTCCATCCATTTCTGGCATCATTATATCCATCAATACAAGATCATAATCGTTTTCAAGTACTTTTTTAACACCTTCAGACCCGCTTTCAGCTAAATCTATTCGATATTTTGTGACATCTTTTAACATTAATTTAATCAAAATTTGAAGATTCCTGTCATCCTCGATATATAATATTTTTATTGGTTCTTCTAACACAAAATTATATTATTTTGATGATATATATTAAAATCAAAAATATACAAAATTTAAAACTTGAATAATGGTATTGATTTAGGTTTTTCATCAAAAATTTTTTCAATTAGTTCTACTAAAATATCACAATGACAACTGTGTTTAGGTTTGCAATAACACCCCAATCGTTTATCCTTTAATTCAATAAGGTCTTGTAACAAATCTGGTCTATTTAATATATATTCCCGATATTTTTCAATAGCTTCTTTTCGTGTTTTTACGATGAAAATTGCTTTTGTTTGTTTATCTTTTATGTGAGTATAAGGATTTCCCCATTTAGAACCTCTACCACAATATATATCATATTCGTCAAATTGACAATTAACAACAGTTGTCATTTTAAAATGATTTATTTTTAATCAAACACCCTTGTGAAAAATAATTTTAAACTTCTGCATAAAAAATATTAATTTTTAAGCCACCTAATCAACTCTTACGTTGTGTCTCACGACACAAGTTCTTTAATTCTTAGCTAAGGGGTAGTTGACTTCAATGGTTTATAAGCAAACATTTTTCCATTTTCATCCATAGGTGTTAAATATGTTTGAAAATAAGCAAGTGGGTCTTTTAATTGTTCTTTGTACTTTATTTCATAATGTAAATGATCACCAGTACTAAGTCCAGTTGAACCAACTGCTCCAATTTGTTGACCCTGAATAACAAATTGACCCTTTTCTACTTTTATGAATTTTAAATGGGCGTACAACGTTTTATAACCATTTCCATGATCAATGATAACTTTGTTACCATAACCTAAATTCGATTGTGTAACGGATTCAACAATACCAGATGCAGTAGAAACTATTTTACCACCACTTTTAGCTGATATATCAATACCATCATGAAACATTGCTCGCTTATAAAATGGATGAAATCGCAATCCAAAAGTAGAAGAAACACATATTATATCTTCTGTCATTATTGGTTGTATTATTGGAATTTTATCAAAATTTGATGTTCCTTCTTGTTTTATTAAATCTTTTAATTCGCCCTTGGATGTAATAATAGCTGACATCATTTTCGATGCATAAAAATATTTCTTATTCATATCAGCTACAATACCACTATCATTTTTTTCGATAAATATATCAATATCATAAACGTGATCATTATCGTAATCAACTGGTTCTATATTCAATAATAAACGATACATATCATTATCTTCGGCTATTAACAAATTCAAATCTGATACTAATTTATCATATTTTTTATTTAATTTATTCGTTTTTGATTCCAGATATATATTTTGTGTTAATAAAAGTGTCGATTTATCAGACATTTTAACACCCGAAGAAATAATAGAGACAATAACAATAAGACCTAAAATAGCAAGAAGGTTTTTTATTGAAATGTACATCGATTTTTTTATAAGACTAAATATTTTTTTTAAAAAAGTGAATATTTTCATATAATATAGTTTTTAGACTAATAAACACATTAATTTAATATAAACAAAATAATCAATTATTCATTAGTACAAATTAATAAAAAAAATTCTAAATTTACAACAATATTTGAGTACCGTTAAATTATTCTAAATTATCGAACATACCAGTTACCTTCTTACATACAAGCTCTCTACCCTTTAATAATTGAGACTTTATAGTTGATAAATTTATACCCAAAGTATCAGAAATTTCTTGATATTGCATACAATCAATTTCACGCATTATCAAAACTTTTTTATATTTTTCATATTTTTTAGGTAAAGAGTATATGATATTTTTTACAATTTCTGCTTTTTTTACATTTAAAATTTGTTGATTTGAATCTTCTTCACTACAATCACATGCAATAAGATTTAAAAGATTAACACCATCATCATCTTCATTTGAATTTGAAGAACTTGAATCAAATGGTATAGTATTCAGTCGTTTTTCGTCTTTGAATGATTTTTTCACAATATTTTCAGCTATTCTAAATAACCAAGTATTAAACTGTGATTTTTCTGGACTATATAATTCTATTTTTTCTAATGCTTGTATGAATGCTTCGTTAGCAAATTCTTGTGCTGAGTCAAGACTTTTAGTATATTTAGCCAAATGCCAACTTAAATTGTTGAAATGTTTATTATAATATTTCTTAAATTCAACACCAACTTTGTTTTCAAATATCTTTTCACATTTATTTTGTATGTTATTTTCTTCAAATAACTTAAATAGAATTTCAATTATTCTATCTGTTTCTCGACATATTGCACTCGCATCCTTATTAGAAAACATATCCATATATTGATGAAAAATATCCAATGTATTTATATTAAAATCTAATCCAGATTCTAAAAATTTTTCTGGTTGCTTTAAAGCTTCAATAAGTATTTCATCTTTGATATTTAGATTTTGTCGAACTCGTCTATTTAAACCTAATACCTTTTGCCTTTCACCAAGTTTAATATTACCAATATTATCATAAGCTACAAGTTTTTCAATCACACTTCTATATGATATTTTTTCGTTTTTCAATCGTTGAATCGTATTAACTTGTCTTTCTATTGCTTTTGGAAACAATTTTAATTTATCTGAAAGCATTTCTGCTTTTTTAATATAAGAATTTTTACTGTGTTTTATACAATGCGAAGTTTGACTATTATTATAAGTGATAAATGATATACTATTATTTTCTCTATATAATAATCCCATATTTAATTGTGTAGATATTTTTCCATTGACAGAATCAGATATTGCTAAATATTCAACATAATCTTCATTATTAATTATCCAATTTTTACATATAAATTTTATTTCATATTGTCCATCATTATAAAAAGTAAGTGAGTATAAAAGTGGATTAATACCAAAACTTTTAAATTTGTTTGTTATCAAATCGAGAAAAAATGGTTGTTGAAAAAATAATTTTTTATGGCTGAAATCACATTTGGCTATAACTTCTTCTTCAAATTTTATATATAAGATTTTCTTGTTATTTTCATCTTTTATCTGGGTTTTTAAACTGTTTATAAGATATTTTATTTCTTTGTTGTTGAATACTCCCGAACGTTCAAAAGACTTTCTCATACATTTGGTAATTAAATTGATAGTTTATCTTGTAGTTAATTAAAAATAAATTGTTTTATTTTTGTTTAAAAATATTTTTATTTTAAATCATATCTAATATCATTGTTAATTAATACTCACTTTCTAAATTGTAATAAATATTTAAAAATCTTGAAATCAAAACTTTACTAATTGTTTCAATATCGATAACATATATTTTATATTTTTATTTTCATTTTAATTTTCAATCATAAATATTATTATTTAACATTGAATGAATAAAAACGAAAATATACATCAACAAATAATATCAATTTGAGAAAAAAATATTAGAAATATATGGTAATGTTAAAAAGATATGTTTTCTTACTATATTGGATTACAATTCGGTCAAGTAATTGCACCTAAGTATTGAACACATTTAAATGATATCTTACTTCAAATGTATAAAAAAAATCCGACTCTTTATATAAGAATCGGATTTTTTTTGTTTTTTTTTTATTTTTTTTTTTATTTTTTTTTTTTATATTTTATCAAGAATTTCAATCAATCTGTGACACTCTCGTTCAATAGTTGTCGAATCTCTTTGAGTATAAATTTCAGTGTATAAATTGATAATTTTCTTAGCATTGATATTCAAATCAAATGAACTTTGAAATAAATCCTTGGGGTGATTAAGAAGATTTATTTCAGTGTTCGTAATCTGCATTACATCAGATGACTGAGATTTCAATAAACGCTTAGTTAAAGCACGAACCCTTAAAATATCAGATGGTTTAATAACACCATCTTCATCTTCTCTCAATAGTTCACGGTATAAGGATTTTAGAGATACTGTTTTTTCATTCAGTTTTTGTAAATGAGCAACCTGTTTTTCAATGATAATATTGAATTCTGGTAGAACATCAACAAAATGCGCCAATCTATCAGGTAAAGATTTATAAAAGTGACGACCTGATACAGAAGCATTTTCATTTTCAACTGATATAATAACAGGTGTATTGTTGGCTTCACGTACAAGACCTATGTTCATTTGTAAGGCTCGTGTTTTATCAGATGAATTTACAAGATTAAACATCTTATAATAAATATCACCCCCAACTTTCACTGTTTCACCGATTAACCGAATTTCTTGTGCGCCACCATTAATACGGAAAGAATATTTTTCAGGCGAAAAATATTTATTGATGTTTTTAATAATATTAAGCGCAAATGTCCTGAAATCAAAAGACCAATATTTTTCTGATACATCAACAACTGCTAAAACCCGTTGGTCATAAGATGTTTTCACGACATTTTGAACATGTGCTATGTCGAATTTTTCAATTTTTTCGAGAACACCTTCTTGACTATAAGGGTATTCCGATGGTTTTTTTGTTCTCATATTTGTATATTTTTAGTTTATGAAACAAAAATATGAAGAATTATCGGAACAAAAAAATATTACAATACTTTTTTAGAACATAAAAAACCACTAAATAGTGGTATCTACAAATATATCATCAATTTTCTTCTTTCGATTCTGTAATTTTTGTTTTAAAGCCAACCTATCAATATGATCAAAAAGTGCTTTTTTTACCTTAATATCATCCGTTATTAAATTATTGGGAACAATATACTAAGAAAATAAAATTGATATTTAGTAATTGAGAGCAATCGTCACTTAAAGTTACATTTAGAACAATTCTGATTTACAATTTGTCTGAATATGCTCTAAATATCATTGACAATGATATATTATTATGCTATATATAGCATATATTGTTAATAATTTAATGCAAATATAAAATAAAAAATGATTTTTTTTTTAGCTTTCAATTAACTTTAATTTTGTGAAGTTCCACTGAATAATGTATAAAATACTATATTATAGAAATATATATAATCGTCAGATATCTTTTTGACAGCATATGTAAGTTTTGTTTTACTCTTTCTTGTAATATCAATTAAACCTAATCCAGCTCCACCTTTTTCAGTATAACCAATCTCATTTAAAGTAAATTTATAAAAATCTTGTAATTCTATTTCGTTTAATGAATTTATTTTATCAATTTGTTTTTTTAATTTCTCGAATTGAATTTTATTTATTACATTACCAGTAAACATCAAAATTCTATTTTCTTTTCTATGTATAGCAAAAACAGAGTCAACATTCTTATCATATGTCTTATCATGATGTTTAATAACATTTTGAACTAATTCAACAGCAACATAATTAAGTTTCTTTTTATCTTTTTTTTCAAAATGAGAAAGACTTTCTTCTATCTCTCTATAAGAAATATCTGGATTAGATAAAATTTGATTATTTTCATATACGAAAGCACAATTATCAATATGTTCTGTTTTTAATTCTTTCTTTAAAAAGTTCATGTGTTTATTGTATTTCACTATTTAATAAAATCATTTTTTCTTTATAGTCAATATATATTATATTGTTTGTAGACATGTTGTTTTTTTACGCAAAAATTATAAAAAACTGAATTATTTATCTTCATTTTTATATTTTTTGTGAAAGAAAACCACGAAATCTTTAGTTTAGCGGTAGTCCATAAATGTTTCTTTTTTTGATATAAACACACAATAAGTGTTCATCAAAATTATATATTATTAATGGAAACATGAAGAAATCATATTTAAGTTGTACTTTTTAACAACTTTCAAACAAAATATCGATAAATAACATAAAACAACATTGATAATATTTATGAGAAAACTTTTAAAAAACTTTAAAATATTGTGTTTCTTGCCAAAAACATTTGATTATTTAACCAAAATTGACACTATTGAATTTAATGAACAAATTTTAAAAACATCATATATTGCACACATTATTAATGAAATGATAACAAAATACACATTCACAGGTGAATATATATTTCCTATTTGGTCTAAAATAATGCAAAGTCTATATGGTAAATTTTATAAAAATTATATTAATTATTTAATAAACATTGATTTTATCCATGAATTTGAAAAACATAAAATGAGTAAAATATCCAAAAGATATATTATGAATTTAGATTTACTCGAAAAAACAGAAATAAAAAGATTTCCATTCTATGATATGTTTTTAAGACGAAAATTAGATGACAAGAATAAATATTACAATTTTACAAACTTAAATATATCTATTATTTTAGAATCTGTGAGATTAAAACTCATTGATGACTTACATCATATTGAAATTGATGCCAACCATGCATTGGATTATCTTGTTGAATTGAAAAATAATGGGGTTATAAATGATAATGCTTTTATTAAAAATAATATATCTATAGTACAATTAATAGAAAACGATTTGTTTTATAAATTCGATGGTTATGGTCGTTTTCACTCTAATTTCACAATATTAAAAAAAGAAATAAGACACCAATTCATCAAAATAGATGGTGAAAATATCAATGAAATTGATATTAAAAATTCTCAACCACTTTTTTTGGGAGTTCTTATTAAAGAAGAATACAAAAATAATGTTCCAAAAAAATTACAAGAGTATATTGATTTAGTAGAAAATGGTTTGTTATATGAGGATTTGTTAAATAAATGTAATAAACAAATAAAAACAAGAGAAGATGCTAAAATTTTTACATTTAAAGTGTTATTTGGTAAAAATAAAGATTTCTATAAAGAAAATAGAATATTCAAATCAATTTATCCAGAGGTTTTTAAATATATAAAAGATTTTAAAAATAAAACTGGGTCTTATAAAAATTTAGCACATGTATTACAAAAGAAAGAAAGTGATTTTTTATTTAATAAAGTTGTGAATGAAATTATGTTTCGTTATCCACACATACACCTTTTTACAGTACATGATTCAATTTCATATCCAGCAAAGTATAAAGATGAGGTCGAAGATATATTCTATAAATACAGAAATCAATTATTTAGTCCGAAAACAATTGATCTAATTTAAGTTTTCTCAATTCACTTTTATAACCTTCTTGGTAAATTTCATCAGAAAGTTTACCATTAATATGTTCTAAATAATAAAGTGTTATTAGATCAAATTTTACATACTTGTGAATATATTGTTTTTTTCCTTCAACAAATTTCTGAACAGTAGTAATAGTCTTATAAATAGACCAATTTGGATTATTTTTATAATGAATAGCAGAATATTCGTTTTCATTATGTAATATAATATCATATTTTTTAGTTGGTTTATATGCCACATGTATTCTAAATTCATCAGTATTATTAATAATACCATATTTAATATCGGTATCTGTAAAATAGTCCGATTTTATAAATAATACCAAATCATCTAAATTCTTCTTTAGATTTTTACCTCTACCACTGAATTTAAGATATACAACGACATCATCATTTATATTTGGGTCATCAAATTTTAAATATGGACTTATCAGAGGTAAATTAATATCAAAATTTTCCTTCAATTCTTTCAGTGTAGTACTCATACCTCTTGTTTCATGGCTTATAATAGATATACGAATTCTCCAATAACTTTCAAGGTGTTTTTCCACAACACTTCTGAATTTTGTTTCTTCAGAAAAAAAACCTTCTTTAATATTATTTTGAACCATTAGACCGTTAAAAAACATCAATGTGATATAATTATAATACATGTTAATATATTGGATTAAATGTGAGTTCAAAAATAATAGAATAATTCAATATAAAAAATAAATATATAAAAACAAAAAATTACTGAATTATAAATTAATATATAAAGGTAACGAAAATAAAAAATAATTAAAATAATATGCCAATTAGAGACATCGGTAAATACAAACGTCCTGGAATATTCATTGAAGAATTTGACAATTCATTAGTTACTCTTCCAGTTCAAGACGTTCTAATCAATCTTGTACCAGGTTTTTCAAGAAAGGGAACTATAAATAATCCCATATATATTGATAATTCTAACGATTTTGAAAAGATATATGGTACATTAGATAAACAATTGGAATATAAAGGTTCATTTTTTCATAGAACTGCATTAAAAATGTTAGAAACAGGCCCAATATGGGCATTAAATCTGTTAAAAACAGATGCAACCCGTGATAAATTACAATGGAAATCTGTGTCTTTATCAGCATCTTATTTTAATGGTGCATTAAATCAATCACCTTATGAAAGATTTTTTAACCGTCAAGATTTTTGGAAAAGGGATGACGAATCATTTCTTGACCTTGTAAATGATCCAGCACCAGATAATAATAGATTATTACACATCACAAACATGGGTGATAAAACTATTACAACTTTTATGTTTAAATCTTCAACCAGAGGATTTGATATAACAGCCGAAAACTGGTATGGCGGGTTAATTAACGTGCCTGAATTTATTAATTCAAAAGATTTAATTTCTGATTATATATTATCGGTACTGGTTATCAGTGGAGATTGGACTGATTATAATTCACTGAGTGTTGATACAACATATAGCAAATATTTTACTTCAACTGGTTTGAATAAAAATAAAGTGCAAGATTTCGTAAATAATAGAAACATATCAATATTAGCAAATTATGATGTCTGCTTAATTCCAAACTTTAAAGACAAATCTGGTCGTGACATGTATATTAAAAATGTTATTAATAATGATACAGATAAAACTGGTTTATTTTGTGCATATAACGAAGACGAATTATTAGGTTCAGATTATCCAAAAGGAAAACTTGATATAATTGGTAACACATTGGTTGGTGAAGAACAATCTGAAATAGATTTTCTTTCTTATAAAGAAACATTAACAGAAGATGTTACTTATCAACAAAAATACCTTGATAGTTCAGGAAACGTTTTTGGAATGAGTGCAGTAGTAAGTGCAACGTCCTCTAATAGAACTGATAGCTTTAATAAATGGAGTACCTATAATTTTAGATATTTATCAGCAACATCTGGAACAACAAATCACACTATTAAATTTAATGTTGTAACAGCCGATGCTTTTTATGTAATCAATGGTGAAAAAATATCTTTTACTGGTACTGGTTCAAATTCTTATGACACTTTACTCGATCCTCTTACTAACACAGAAGTTAGAAGATATGATCAATTATATTTATCATCTGATAATTCACAGGTTTATATAATAAAAGGAGCAGAAATTTTGTCTGGTGACACAACATCATTTCCTGATTATAATGTAAACAATACTGATACAATCCATCTTGGATATGTAACAATACTAAATTCAGGTGGTGTTACAACTGTTATATACAATGCAGTAACTGTTAATGATAGTGGTACTGGTTTTGTGCCAATTGCTACTACTGGTATTGGGAGTGGAACAGCAGGTGTTTATGTTTCAGATAGCACTGATCCATTAAATAGTGGTGATACATCTATAACTATTGAATTCACAGGTACATTGGGAACTAAAAACCTTGCTAATTATGATGATTTAAGAATTTATAAAATATATGATGATATCGCTGAAAAAATTCAAAGTGGAAAAGCAGTTATAATTTCAACTGCAACAAACAGATTGAAATCTCCAATTGGTAGTGGTTATCTTATTACTGATTGGTCAACTACTGAAAATGCTAAAATCAAAATATATGTTGATACAGTAGCTGATTATGTAACCACTGGTGGATTATTATTATATTTTATTGATGATGAATTTATTTTAGGAAACAACACAAATCAAGCAACAACAAGATATGAAATGTTCACTGGTTCTGATACAATAGGTATTGTTGCTAAATATTCGACATTCTATCAAAATTATATCGATGGTATTATAAATGCTTTAGATTATTTTGTTCAATATAATCAAAATCCAGCAACATTCGGGGTTACAAAAATATACATCAGACCTTATTTGAGAAATGAAGTATTAACTGTTCAATTTGCTGGTTCTAAAGAATTGAGTTCAGGTCTAATAACAACTGCAAATTGGTCAACAACTATGCCGACTGGTTACGGGTCAGAATTAATTGTATGGTCAAATAGAGGAAATTATAAACAAACAGTCGAAATCGAAGAATTTAGTGCAACTGATTTCTCAAAAATAACTGAAATAAAAGTTGACAAAACCAGATATTCAGAAATAACTGTTGGAACATACTTAGAAGGTTATTATGATGAAAGTGATATCGAAATAGCTGCTGGTGCTGAAATGCCAAGAAAAATGGTTAGAATCATAAAAACTTCTATCGATTCCGTTAATGCTAATTTAAAAATACTTTATGCAGATTCTCCAATAAAAGTTGTAGATAATGATTTATCTGGTACAACTGATGATTATATGACAACTGCATATCCATCTATTGATGTATATGTGACTGAATATAAGGGTGTGTCTATACCGCCTTTCAAAATTCACCCAGATTCAATTCCAGATGGTACAGAAGTTCGACAAGAACAGATTCTGTCTGTGATTGGTAAAAATGCTGACACCTCTTTATCAAAAGGTCTTATCAATAAAAACAAAATATCTTGGAGATATTTGGTGGATTCGTTTGGTCTTGGATTAGTCGATAATTCTAAACAAGAATTAATGTCACTTTGTGGTAAAAAATTAAACTGTTTAGGTTTCTTAAACATGCCTTCTGCAAGAATGCTAAGAAAATCTAACAATCCATCATTTACAAATGATGATGGTTCATTAAGTTTGACTTATCTAAAACAAGGTGGTAATTTAGATAAAAATCCAGCATTTCTGTATTCATTTGGAGAAGGTGATGGTGAATCTTGTGTAGGTTATTTCTTCCCATATGTCAATGATACAACATCTGGTGTCGAAAAATCTGTTCCACCTGCTGCTTTTGTTGCAACAACGTATATGCAAAAACATATTACTTCAACTGCTGGAATTCAAGCATGGACTATATGCGCTGGTTTGACTAACGGAAAAATTTCTGTTGGTGGAACGGAAATGGACTTCACAAACGAAGACCTTGAAGACATGTATGAAATGGGAGCTAACCCAATCATACGTGATATAAACAATGGTTTCTACATCAATTCTGAAAGTACGGCTCAAATGAATCCTGTAACTTCTTTAAGTTATATTCATTCAAGAGAAGTACTGATTGAACTTGAAAACACTCTTTACAATATGTTATTACGTTATCATTGGAAATTTAATACTCCAACTGTAAGATCAGAAATAAAATATAGAGCAGATAAAATTTGTAAAGAATTTCTCGATGCTAACGCCTTATATGACTACCGAAATGTAATCGATGATAGTAATAACACGAAAACCGTGATTGAAAATCAAATGGGTGTATTAGACACTTTTGTTGAGATAGTCAAAGGTCTCGGTATAATTGTTAATAATATAACAATTCTTAGCACTGGACAAATTTCATCTGGTGGTTTTAATGCTGCATAATTAATAGTTAAATAATAAATAAAAAGGTTCATTAATGAACCTTTTTTGTTTTTATTATATTATTAATTCTATTTAATAATAATTTAAATTGATTATGTTCATTTTTTAAATATTCACTTTGATTTACTCTAATAAACACACATCCAAAATTAGTTTCAATATATGTTTGTCTTTTAATATCATTATTTATTTGTATTTTTCTATTATGACCACTTTCATCCCACTCAATTACTATGTTATAATCAATTACAAACCCATCAACGAAATATTTATGAAATTTTTTCTCACCACCATTTAAAGCATGTCGAATATTAATATTTAATTTTTCAGATAATAAATCAAATACATAAATTGAAAATGTATTATACTTTGGAAAAAAATTATAAAAAACTTCCCCATGTTTTTCTATTTGTGTTTTAATAATTTTAGCTTTTATAAATTCATTTTTAATAGGTGTATATACCCCATAATTTTTAAAAAGAGTTTGTTTGGATTTTAATTCTATTTCTTTATTTTGTAGAGGACAGTTAAAACCATATTTTTCAATATTTGTTTCAATTATTTTATTTATAACTATATCAGTTTTACTTGGAATTTTATTACCATATATTTTAATGTTAGTGTTTTCTATTTTTTTCTTCACTTTTTCATTACCAAGTGATGATTTACATCCATATTTTTTTAAATTTATATTCTCCAACTTATTTTTTATGTTATCATTCTTCATTGGGTTATCAACATCATATTTATCTATACAAGTTTGTTTTCTTTTTTCTTTTATATTTTCATTTTGTGATGGATTTTCACAACCATATTTTATTAAATTAGTCTGTATTATTTTTTCTTTTATAACAGCATTTTGAGTTGGATATTCGACATTATATAATTTTAAATTTGTATTTATAGTTTTTTCTCTCACATCTTTATTCTGTGATGGGTGTTCACAACCATATTTTATTAAATTAGTCTGTCTTATTTTTTTATACGAACATTTAACACAACACGCATACATATTATATTTTTTAATATTTCTATTATAGTTAAAATATGTTATATACTTCTCTTTACCACAATAATCGCATCTAACTTTTACTTTTATTTCAGTATTTGGTAATAAATGTTCTACCTTAACAATTAAGGTATCTTTTATTTTTGTGAAGATATAACCACATTTCATAAAATGTTTCTTGTTACAATTATTCCATGTTGTAGTTACATAACTATATAATATCATAATAAAAAATTTACATATATATATATTAATAAATAATAAAATTGTTTTTTATTAAAATACATATTTTAATAAAACCATCAAAAACTAATAAAAAAATAAAAATATATAAGGTTACTAACTTTTTTCTAAAAATTGATTTTTAAAATTAATATATACTATTAAATAAAAAATAATGAAATAACAATGCCTCTACCACATTTTACGAACGTTACAAGTCATGTTGCTAAATACGACCCAATATACAAATCATTATTTGAGGTTGATATTATATTACCAGCTCCTATATCTGATTTGCATCCAAATGCAACAAATTTACTGTTAGAAAATACGATAAGTGTTAACTTTCCTAAATATCCCAAATTGGGCAAAGCTGAACAAAGATTTAAATATTCTACAAGATTATTTACTATGTTACCAGATTCAACGTCATTTGAAGATTTATCTATAAAATTTAACCTTAACCAAAACGACCAGAAACAGATGTTTAATTTCCGAATGATGAAAGATTGGTATGATCTCGGTTGGAACAATGAAGATGGATCAGTTTCATACAAGAAAAATATGATTGGTGACGTTATAATTTATTTACACGATAAAGAAGGTGAAGTTATAAGACGTGTTACTTGTCATAATGCTATGTTAAATGAAATAAGTGGATTGGAAGAAGTCGCTTGGTCAGAAACATCTGCTATTTTAGATTTGACAGCTAATTTTTATGTAGATTATTGGGAAGATTTCTATTATTAATAAAAGATATATTTATATTATAAACCTCAAATTGAAGAATTTGGGGTTTTTTAGAACCATATCTATAAAATATATAAGTAAAAATATTTTTTAATATGGATGGAAAAATATGTTCTAATTGTCATAAAGAAAAAATTTTAAGTGAATTTTCTAAAAAATATAAAACTTCAACGGGAGAACAGCGATATCAACCAAAATGTAAAGAATGTGTTAATGAAGAAATGTTTTTATATAGAGAGAAGAATATTCAAAATAGAAAAAAATATGATAAAGAATACTATGATAAAAACAAAGACAAAATATTAAATAATAAAAAGATTTATCATAAAGAAAATAAAGAAAATATATTAGTTAAAAAGAAAATATATCGAGATAAACCAGAATCAAAAATAATTCAAAAAGAATACCGAGTAAATAATAGAAAACATATAAATGAATTACAATCTAAGTATAGAAAAGAAAATCCACATATAATAGCGTGGAGAAGTGTTCTATATCGTGTTATAAAACAATTTGACACAAAAAAAGAACAACATACAATCGATATGTTAGGATACTCAGCAAAAGATTTAAAACAATATATGGAATCACTATTTGTAGAAGGTATGACGTGGGCAAATCATGGTGAATGGGAAATTGACCATATTACACCAGTTTCTTCATTTTCAGATGATACACCACTATATATTGTAAATGCATTGACAAATTTACAACCACTATGGAAAGATGAAAATAGAGAAAAATTTAATAAAATATTTTAATATATAAGATATAATTTTCTAATAATTTTTATTAAAGAACAAAACGTTTTGTATAATTATTCATGTATATTTTTTTAACAGTAGACCCATAGTATTATAATATATAGTATTATAATTAAAAAATAATTTATTTATAATGCCTACAAAGAAAAATGAAAATCAGCAAATGGAATATCTTGATCAGTTTTTAACTGAGACTACACAAGATATCAAAGAAATAAAAGATACACTAAAACAAAAACCAGTTTCAAATTCTTCATTAAGTTATATAAGTGTTCCAATCGAAATATTACCAGCAGCTTCTTTTTATAAAAAAGGAACACTAATAAAAATTCGATCAGCAAATGTAGCTGAAGTTCAAGCTTACAGTGTCGTTGATGAAAACAATTATATTGATATAACTGAGAAGATGAATGAATTGTTATCTGCTTGTGTAAGATTTATACATCCAAATGGTACTATTGGTTCATATAAAAATTTGAAAGATGCTGATAGATTTTTTTTGATTTTTATGGTTAAAGAGTTAACATTCCAAAAAGGTAATACATTGGCTAAAGATTATAAATGTGAAGAATGTAAACATGAGTTTAAAATATCCTTTCGTGCGACTCCAGGAGTTGATCAACCAAGAACATTTGTTAATTACGAAAGACCAGAAGAAATAGAAAATTATTATGATTCAAATGAAAAATGTTATATAATTACTATAAACAATAGTGAGTGGAAAATTGCTATTCCATCCATCGGATTACAAGAAATTTTTTATAATAATATAAAAACTAAAGTTGGAGAAAAAAAGAATCCTAATATTTCATTATTAAAAATATTACCATATTTATTATATGATAGGGATAAAATAACTGATGCTGGAATAGAGGCTAAAGAAAAAGAATTTAAAAATATGGATATGGAAACATTCCAGATATTGAATCAATTTGTTGATAGATTAAAATTCGGTATAAAAGAATTGAAAGCAATTTGTCCAAATTGTAGCCAGGAGGTCTACGCACCAATGGACTTTCAAAAATACGGAGCTGCGAGTCTTTTCGTTATTCCAGATTACTTTGACGACTTTATTAAAAAATAAATTTGAATTTATGGTTCAAACTCACCAGCCGTCAACAGTAATAGATACTTGGTCTTATTGGGAATATGAAGAATATGCCAAATTTTTAAATGAAAAAAATAAGAAGGAAGAAGAAGAAAACGAAAAACAAAAAAAAGAATCATCTTCAATGAAACAACAAAGTGGTATGGGGGGTTTTTCTATGCCTAAAATGCCAAATTTTAATTACCCCAAATTTTAAACCGCCAAATGGCGGTTTTTTATATTTTTTGTGAAAGAAAGCCACGAAATCTTTAGTTTGAATAATAAGTTTACAAAAAAACCATAAAAATGTAAAATAGGACTTAAAAGATTTAATATATAGTTAGAATGAAAACTATATTTAAATCATTTAAGTTTAGAATATATCCATCAAAAGAACAAGAAATATTGTTGGCTAAACATTTTGGTGCTATACGGTTTGTTTTTAATCATTATCTAAACAAAAGAAAAGAAAGTTATCTTGAAGATAAACAATCACTTAATTATTGTGATAATGCTAATGATTTAACCAATCTTAAAAAAGATGACAATTATATATGGTTAAAAGAAATTAATAGTCAATCATTACAATCATCTTTGAGAAATTTAGATACTTCATATATGAAATTTTTTAGGAAAGAAACTAAATTTCCAAGATTTAAGTCAAAATATGACAGAGATTTTAATGCAGCAAACAATATTCTTAAACAAGGATTAAAAATACTCGAAGAATCTTCGGGAGTTTCAATACTATCTGGTTCTGGGATGGAGTCGGATATAAAACAAAAACAGGTGGAATCGTTGTCATTAGACGAGGTTATGAAACCTGAAACCGCTAAATCTTTAGTTTAGCGGTAGTTCATTAAAATATATTGTCATTTATGATATTAAGTAAAACCATTAAAATGAAATGGTATTCACGAAATAAAGAATATTATGAAAAAAGAAAGTATATATTCACAAAAATGTATGATATATTTGACGTTGATATTAATGACTTACAAATTAATTCTAATTATAAAGTATATGTTAAATGTGATATATGTGGTAAAATCAAACGAATTTCTTTTCAAGGATATAATAAGAGTTTAATAAAATATAATTATTATGCCTGTTCTCTTAAATGTTGTGAAAACAAAAGAATATCAACTAATGTTAAAAAATATGGTGTTAAAAATCCTATTTCAAATAAAGAAATAAGAAAAAAGATTGAAGAAACTAATGTTAAAAAATATGGTGTTAAGAATCCTATTTCAAATAAAGAAATAAGAAAAAAGATTGAAGAAACTAATTTAATAAGATATGGTTTCATATATTCCATACAAAATAAAGAAGTTAGAGACAAATCATATGAAACGAATTTAAAACGTTATGATACAAAATATCCAGCACAGAATAAAAACATAAAAGAAAAAACAAAAAATTACATTATAGGAAAATATGGAGATGTGTTTTTTAATTTGATACCAAAATATAATCCATTCTCCATACAAACTTTCGATTTAATTTCAGAAAAAATGAATATACATATACAACACGCTTTGAATGGTGGAGAAAAAATGTTTCATCGATATTATGTAGATGGTTTCATCGAAGATTATAATATTATAATTGAATGGGATGAAAAAAGACATCAATATCAAAAATATAAAGAAAAAGATATTATTAGGCAACAATACATTGAAGAATATTTTAAATGTAAATTCATTAGAATTAATCAAAATGATTTTATAAAGAAAAAAATATCAATTGTTGATATTTGTGAAATGATAAAGTGTCATATTTAGTATACATAATTTTTATTTTTAAACCTTTCAATTTTTAATATATACTAAAAAACTATGATTATCAATGTTAAAAACTGAGATACATTTCTACGATTTAGATAATACATTATGGAATATAATAGGTAAAGTGTGGATTATATCCAAGAATAATCCAAACAAACCTTTGATTAAGATAGATTATCTTGAATATTTAAACATTAAAAACAAAATGTATATAAAAGATAACATTGAAATTGAATATAATGATTCAACTTATTGGTTACCAAAAAGTTTATTAGACAAAATACAGAAGAATAAAAATATAGACCCAGATATGCTTGGAATATCTAAACGAGAATTATTCGATCCAAATTATATTAAAAAAATAAATTTTAATTTAAAAAATATTTTACATTTAAAAGGAAAAAATGTTGATATTGGTATTTTAACAGGTAGATTAAACCAAGAAAATGATCAAGAATATCTTAATATATTACGAGAAAAATTAAAACAATTAAATTTAAATCTAACTAAAATATATTACATAGGAGATTATACTTATAATACAACTGATAAAAGAAGTTTCGAAAAAATGAAAGTTTTACTTGAACATTTAATTGGTGTGAAAATATTAGGTGATAAATTTGTACCATTAAAACAAGATTGGTATAAAAATGTTTTTTTTTATGATGATGAAATACAAAATATTTATACTGCAAATAACATACAGGAGTATTTTGAGGATTATATGCAAAACACGGACGATGAAACATTTAAATTTATATTAGAAAAAATTCAAAAGAATGATTTAAATTTAATTACAAATTTAATAACTGATAATGAGATGAACATGTTTCAATCTCAGAAAACAATATTAAAAGAACCTATAAAATTTCCTATAAAAGTAGAAAGTCTTAATATTAAAAAATTTAAAGAATTTTAATGGCTGTTAGTAGTACATATAGTGGTGTTCCAGTTGAAATATCATCAACGTTGACTATTAATTTTCCAGTTGATAAATTGGTAGATGAATTTGTGGCAAATATGTACGATATAATTGTTGATTTCGATAAAGAAAGTAAATCTACTATACAAAAACGTCTTTATGATGAAAACAATATTCCTACAGTTGATGAACCTGGTATTAGTACATTAATAGATGCTTTAATTAGGTTGATCATCAAAGCTATTGGCACATTTGCACAACAGGTGTTTACTATAACAGAATTAGTTAAAAAATTAAAAGTAGCATTAAAAAATCCGACCAGTACAAGTAATGCATCATATATTAGTTCGATTCCAAATAAGATAAAAGAAATTATGAAAGAAGCTGTTCAAATATTTACTGACACCGCAAATTGGATTATTAAAAAATTCTTAGGTGCTTTGAGCAAAATTAATATACCTATCCCAGAATTTTCATTTGATATATTGGGTTTTGAACTTAAAATTTCAAAAATAGATAATAAAGGTTTAATTAAATCTAAATTTACTATACCAGCTAAAGAAAACAGTGACCTTTCTTCTTTACAAACTCAAATAAAAAACGAAACTATACGATTTACCAAAAATTATAAATCACCTAAACCAGAAATGGATCAATTATCAAATTCATTACAACCAGAATTAAATACCGCTAAAGTTGAAAATGATAATATTATAAAATTATTAGCAGAAAATGAAGCTAAGTTGAAGATATCTAACACTAAAGTCGATGCATTAAAAAATAAAAAAAACAAAAACAAAGAAGAAACATCAAAATACAACAATTTAAAAACTGAAAACACTCTTCTAAAAGCTGAAAACAAAGAATTAAAGGCAAAACTTCGTAAAAGTAATAAACGACTTACGATCGCTAACAGTAATATTAAAGAACAAAATATAAAAATAGATGATAAACTAAAAGGTGGAGATGATAAAAAGAAATTGAACGAATTAAAACAAAAATTAGATAATAAATTAGAAAACAATCCAGTATCTGCTTTCACTGAAACTATAAAAAAATTAATAATAGGTATTATAAAATTTCCAATAGATTTTTTAGTTGATTTATTTAAACAATTAATTGATACACTGACTGGTATATTATCTTTTGATTTTAGTGGTTTTGAGAAGTTGATAAAAATGATGAAACCAAGTGTAGACAGTGTAAAAAAATTAATAGTAAGTGTGTTGGATACAATCATATCAGGGTTCTCTAAATTATATGATAATGTAATTCAAAAATTCGGAAAAGGTAAAAAAGACAAAAAAAAGAAAGAAGAAATAAATGAGCATTTGAAAAAAAACGGATTGGGTATAATGGGATGGTCGAATACAGAAGAGAATATTAAAAAATTAAATAAATTAATTGCTTTTTTTAATATTGCTTTGAATATTACAGATGCATTTTCTCAATTGTTTATATCATTAATCATTGAATTATTTAATTATGCATTAGAACCAGTTGGTATAAAAGTTGGATAATTATATTAATATATAATTTAAAAATTTAAATGAAATATCTCGAAACGTTTGAAAACTATAATAATATTAACGAAGGTTTGTTAAATTCGCTAAAAGGATTCTTTAGTAAATTATTTCAAAATATCGATCAAGTTTTTTCTCAACAGGGTGATAAAATTCTTAAAGAAATAGAATCACGAAAATCACCAAAAGACGTATTCAACTCCATGAAAGGGTTTTTAGATGTTAATAAAAAAACATTTACAACAGAAATTAATAATGCAACTACTTTAAATAAAGTAAGAGATTCGGTATATTCAAACGTTGTTTTATTATATTCTTCTTTTAAAGCAGCATCAACAAAATTAAATAATAATAAAGCTTCATTTGAACAAATTTTTGGAAATGAAGCACCTAAAGAATTTAAAAAATTATTTGCACAGAAAGACGACAAAAATCGACAAGAAATGATGTTGTCATTTTCAAACAGTATGGTAGAAAACATGGGTAAAGGTATTGGTATTAAAGATTTCGAAGAATTAAAATTGAATGTGGGCGAAGAAGCAAAACAATCTGGTACTTCAACTTCCACACCAACCACAAATCAACCAACTCAAAATGTAAATGCAAGTTACAAATTTATAAATGAATCAGCCACAACCGAAGAATTGATAAATCTCAAAAAATTGATAACTGATTGGTTTGATAACTCAGTATATATGAAAATATACAAAAATATGGCGGTACTTGAAAAGGAAGCTCCAACACAAGCAGCTAATACATTAGACCAACAAATAAACAATATAAAAATTACTAATAATAAAGCTGGTGTTAAGAAAATAATTAATACTATTATAAATTTCGATGATGATAAAAAACTTGGAGATTTAAGAGACGCAATGGTTAAACTTGGTTATGTAAACAAAAATGATGTTGGAACATTCTAAAATAAAAACCACTAAATTTCAGTGGTTTTTCTTTTTGCGCCTAAGATGATTTAGTTAATAGTTTTATTTTGAACTCTTAGGTTTATCGGTTTTCTTTTGACTCGTTGCTTTTTTAGCAACAGATGTCTTTTTAGTTGTTTTAACTTCTGATACTTTTTTAATTACTTTCTTAGTTTCTTTAATAGAATCCTGTTTTATTTCGTCAAGCTTCTTATCAATATATACTTTTTTTTCCTGAATTTGAGTTGTAGGTTCTTCTTTTGCGGAATTAGATTCAGTTATGAATAATTCATCATATTTACTCAATTCTTCTTTACTTGGTTCTATTGCAGTTTTCCACTCATCTCCTATTTCAGGTGTAGTACTATCATCTATTTTTTCATTTTCTTTTTTTCTTTTAATGAAAACGTAAACTAATACACCTATAATTAAAACAAGTATTCCAATAAAAACATATGCTCCCATTTTTTCAATTTTATTTTTTATAATATATAACTATATATTTAAAAAGTTTGGTTCTGTTTAATATTTTTATTCAGTATATAATGATTTTATTTTTTCTTGTCTCTCTAACTTCAATATTATATGTTTGATATAATATGTTAAATTATCAAGTAACAAATGAGAACCAATATATCTATCTTTTCGAATAGCTGTGGAAAAAATATCAAATATTTCATCAGATTCAAAATGTAAATCTAAACACAAATCACATCTGTTTAAATAATTTCTCCCAACACTTATATCTTCAGATTTTTCATTACCGTTCAAAAATATAGGACATATATACATGAAGTATTCAGGTGTATTGTAAACATTAGTATACCTACTTAATATTTTGAATTCACCATCTATTGTTATTAAATCGGACTTATTAATATTTTTTTTTAATCAGACATCAAATGATTAAAAAACTTATCTGAGTATGGATGTTCCATATTAACATTAATAGCTTTTATTAAAACCTTTCTATAACCATTAAATGGATAAGTTGTCATACTAAATATTTTAAGACGATAAATTGTTTAGTTTTCAACTTTTTTTCAGCTTCTTTTATGGAAAAAATCCAAATCTATCAACCTCATCATTTGGGACGATTATTTTATTTATCTTAATATCCTCTGGTCTAATATTAACTATATAATAATAAATATATTTTTTTATGTCTTTATTCTTTCTCCTGTAATAAAAATATGCATATCACTTTCCACATTTTCTGGATTAATAATAACACCAGTTTCTTCGAATGTTTCCCGAATAGCCGTTTCTAATATACCTTCGCCATTCTCTACTGTACCTTTTGGTATACTCCATTCGTTTTTATCACAACACCGTTAAAATTAATCTAACAAAAACTACCAATAGCCACTGTTAAATTATCTTCTTTGTAACAGACACCGTATTGTCCTGTGAGAAACCGATTCAAAATATTCTTGCCAGCATTAATATCTGCATTGTCTTTGTGACCACACTTTAGACACAAGAATACTTCTCCGAGTCGGTTTCCCCTATCGGAGTGACCACATTCATGGCAGGTTGTACTGGTATAATAAGGTGCTACGCTGCGAAAACTAATACGATTAATCTCACACTGTGCTTCCAACCTTTTCAACCAATACTTCCAATTCCATGTTCCGATAGAACGTCTAATATTTTTAGCCAATAAACGTTTGGCTTTTGATTTATTTCCCATGCTCTTTTGAACATTTGAAATAGCATTGTCCTGATACTTCAAGACCTTTAAACCACGACTTTCAAACCAATTATTATTCATCTTTTTTTATATTATTTTCTTTCAATTTTTGTTCTTTAATCTCTTTCTTACGTTTTACACTTCTTTTTCCATATAGTTTACCAGAAAAAGAAGCCATTAGCATCATAATATCATTAACAAATTCTTCTTCATTCGATATGTTTACATTATCCACACACTCAATCTCCACATCATAACTATTGAAGAATACCTTAATTAAATTAAACTGGAATCTGGTTAATCTATCCTTATTCTCAATAACTACCTTATTAATCTTTTTCTTAATCACCAAATCAACCATTCTAACAAATCCAGTTCGAGTATCTGATAAACCTGAACCAACATCTTTTATTATATGGTGAACTATGTATTTCTTTTTTGCACAGTACTCAGATAGTCGCTGTGATTGTCTATCTAAATCACCTTTGGTTTTCTGCTCATGTGAACTTACACGAGCATAGGTCACAACAGTATTAGTAATACTTTCTATTTTTAGTTCACCAATAAACTTATTAACATCATCCTCTCTATATCTACGATGACCACCAACTGTTTTTATTGGTGTAATGTTGATATTCTCTCTATCCCAATTTCTCAAAGTGTTCTGAGAAACATTTAAAATCTTAGATGTTTGTTCAATGGTTAATAGTTTACTCATTTGTTTTATCCAATATTTTTAGAATAGTTTCTTTCGAAGAATCCAATATCTTTTGGAATTCTTCAATCGATATATCCTCATCGACATCCAACTCAAATGGAATTGGATATACATCACCGTTATCAAGTTCAAATTCAGTTTTATCAACTCGAACCACTTTCAACGATTTATTTTTTAGGTTATCCATTACTTTATTAATTTGCTTTCTCATATATATACTTTTTAAGTTGTCAAAAGTACTGTTTTTATGTTAAATTATTGTTAAATTTTAATATTTTTTTGTAGATTTTGTTAAAATTTTAATAGCAGTTGATTAACCCCTTATAATCATTTAACCACTTGTTAAATTCCTTAATTTTATATTTTCTGATAGTATTTTCCAAATCTAATAAAAATGATTCTGGAATTATAAGACCAAATGTAGTGAAAATTTCTTTTATTTCATCTAAAGTAAATAAACCTTCTGATATTCCTTCACTCCACATTTTAACATGGAGTCCCCAAGATTTTTTCCCTATTAATACACCTTTTAAGACGTTTGGATGTCTGGTTGGTATTCCAATGTTGAATATTTCTTCCTTGGTGTATTCACCATTATCGAACTTCCTAAAACAAAACTTACCGTCTTGGTATGTTAGATTTCCCAATGTTTTAACATCAGACCCACAAAAATCTAAAATACCATAACGGTAAGATAATAGAAAAAACCTAAAAATTTCATTGAATTTCTCGGTGTATCTTTTCCTTTTTCTGTCTTTTCTGGATAGGCCACTTACGTGACCTTGTGTGCTTTTAGCATATCTTCAAGTTTTAATTTTTAAAAGACCTGTTGGGAAATAGTTAATAATCTTGTAAAAACCTTTGAAGTATTAATACTTTTTCAAATTCATCTATATTGATAAAAAAAGAAATCATATTATTTATATCTTCTTTATTTAGTTTCGAATTATCTAAACTGAAGTTGTAAAATTTCAATTTATTATATGTTTCATATATTTTTTCCTTTGAAACATACATAATATTAAATATATGTTTCGATTTCTTTTCTCATCTTAGTTGTACATATATCTTTAAATCTGAAATAAAATGTTTTACCCGATTGAAATTTTATACCAAACATCTTTTCAATATCTAAAAATTTAAGACCCATTAAACGAGCTTTTACAACAATGTACATATCTTCATTCTTAATATATTTTCTTAAATTCTTTTTGAAATATCTAATTTTTTCATTGAGTTCTCGATTTTCTAATACTTCAAGTGGATTATATGTTTCTTCATATAAAGAAATTTCTTCTTTTTCATTCAATGTTCCATCATTTTCATTTGATCCAGTATCACCACCTACCTTATAAATTGACGTACTATACATTTTATTTTCAATAATACACTTACGTTTATTATCTATATAAATATTATGTAATATAGATAGTAACCATTTTTTCATATCAGCTTTATCAGGTTTGTAATATTCTTTTTTATCTATTGCTTTTAAAAATGTATCCTGAACCAAATCCTCACTTTCGAGAAGGTTAAAATTAGTCAATTTTTTTGCATAAAACATCAAAGAATTTCTTATTTCTTTTGATTGAATTTCTATATAAAATTTTTCCACTCATTTTTTAATTGTTTTTTGTTTATACTTATATTTTTTATAATAAATAATTCAAAAAGTTTTAATTTAATCAAGGTTTTTTATGTCTGATATCACCATATTTTTCCAATGGTTGAAGTTTAATTTATCATAATTCCAAGTTTTGTTTTCAAAATCTTCAATTGTATTTTTCAACACATCCTCATTTATAGATTTCCAAGTATCTAACTGAAATATTGGTAAATCTGTAAAATTTCTATATATTTCATTTTTAATTACAATAGGTATAATACCAAAATATAAAGATTCCCAAGTTCGAAATGAATCTTCAGAAAAACCACTCGGTGAAATATTAAAATAATGATGTTTCATCAAAATCAGATAATATTCTAACGATATGTTATGTTCTTGATATGAAACCCAATTCTGATTTATAAATAAGTTTTTCAATTTCTCACGAATTGGGTGTGTACTACCTAATGCCATTAACATCAACTTTTGTTTTTTTATACTATCATCTTCTAATAATTCCTGAATCATGTTTTTCATATTCAAAAATATTTTAGTATTCCATCCTAATGGTAAATTTATAATTTTTTTAAAATTAAAATTTGCATATACACTATACCATCTCACTAAATTTTCTGGTAATTTATATCCTACTTTTTGAATAATAGATATTAAATTACCATCTACACCAGTGGTGATAATTATAAATTTATAATCAGGTGGGTTTTTTAATAATTTAATTATTTCAGCTTCTTGTAGAAAACTAAAATAAAAAATATGCTCATGTAAATCTTTAAACTCTTTATATTTGTCGTAATGTATAAACGAATCAATAGGTATATTTGGAAACATTTTATATTTTCATTTTTTAGAACACCATGAGATATGGTAAACTCTCATTTGTTCTTCAAGTTCCTGAATAGTTCTCTTTATGATGAAATGTGTAGCCAACAATTCTTCAGGTGTGTAATTAGATAATTCTTCCAGATATTTTATATTTAATTTAGTTAAAGACTGGTAACACCTAATTGAAATATCTAAATCATCTATTTTTATCATAATGATGTTTCTGATTTAAATAATTTTTCAGCAATATCTCTGGCACTATATATTTTTTTAGCCATTTCAATCCATTTAGCATGAATTGTCATCAATTGTTCAATGCGTTGGTCTAATATACCAGTCTTTGCATAAGAAGTATTCCTATAAATATTTCTTAATTCATATTTTATTTCTTCATCAAAAGCTATACTCTTTTGTTTCTCTTTGTTGAATTCGTTGTATGTTTCCATATCTTTTAATTGTAATTTTTGGTATTCCCGAAGCGATTCGAACGCTTGACCCTCAGATTAGAAATCTGATGCTCTATCCAACTGAGCTACGGGAACATAAAATAATCATCAAAAATAAAAAAATTAAATTATATATCTAATATTTCTTTCAATTTTTCTTTTCGACACAAATGACTATCAAAATATATATCTAAAAGTTTTCTATAAACTTCTCTCTTAATCCGCACTCCAAGTGTTTTACTTCTGTATACTTGTATACCACCAAAACCATAATCTCCAGACATTCCACATACTTTTAATTTATCACGTATTTTTGAATTAGTTGAAAGAATATTAGTATAAAGAAATATCGTAATTAAAATTTGATATTTTTCTCTAACTCTGAATTTATTAATTGAAAAATATCTTTCTTTTTTAGTACTTTCAGCTAACATAATAGCAGCATGAAACTTATATTCAGTATCCATCAATAATGCAAAATCTTTAGAAATATACATTGAATCATTCTTCAAATAGATATCAGTATTCTCAAATACATCACCCTTTTTGAATTTCAAATCTTTTAATTTATCGATTAACATATTATAAAATTTTTTCACAAGGTAAGGCTCTATGCTTTCTTTTAATCTTAAATTCAGGGAAGATGTATGAACATGATATCTCATGTGTACCACTTGTTGATGCATAAAGATGTGATATTATTAAATCATAAGAATATCCAATAAACAAATCTTTATATTTAAGCCCAAACATAAAAACTAAAGCATCTGGATTAACTTTATTCTTATCTTCAAAAATAGGAAACCCTCTGTACCAAACACCAAAAGTGAAAGGTTTATATTCCCAGTATGCACCCAAATCTAATTGGTTATAGTTCCCCTGTCTTTTGTATAAATAAGTTAAATAAAAATAATTTGGATTTTTAAATACACTTGGGTCAGTTGATAATTTTAAACCGCCAAAAAATTTATATTGTATAGGAATTCTTGAATCTTTTCTTCCAGTTAATGAATACTCAGGACGTAATAAGTGGTCTGTGGATAACCCAGACCAGAATTTCTTACCATATATTATCCATCCAGAAGAAACATCATAAAAATTAACAGTTTTTATAGGTGTTTCTATTGTACCGTCCGAATGAGTTTGTATCTGGTCATTAAATATCAATTTAAAAAAATCAACACCAATCTGAGTATAATTTCCCTGTAAACCAAATGTAGAATATATATCACCATATAAGTGAACCCTATATGAATACATTACATTCGCTGAATATGTATTATAAGTTTCATAACCAGCAGCATCCCCAACAAATAAAGCACCAATACCACTATTTATTTTATCAAAATATGTATCGAAAGAAACACTATATGAATTGTAATTAACCAATCCCATATACTGGTTTCGATAATTTATAAACAATCGTGGAGCATTTTCAGTACCAGCAAATGACGGTGATAAATATAGCTGGTTTGCATAATATTGAGAGAATTGTGGTTCTTGACAAAATAATGTTAGACCAATAAATGATAATAATAAACTATATAATAATTTCATATAAACCCAAACGTTCTTTTAGGTTATATATAATATAAAAATGAAAATGTTCTTGTTTTTAAGAATAATTTTGTGAATGTTTTATTGATTTGAAATGTTCCCATTTATAACCCGATTTTCGATGGTTATACATATGAAAAACTAAACCATATTCACCATTCACTCGGTAAACCATTTTGATACTACCATTACCTTTAACTCCAATATATTTAGGTGGATATTCCTCTGGGTGAATTTTAATTTCTTCACCCATTTGAATATCAGCGACCTTATCCATATTTTTATTTTTCAAATCTTATATTAGTGAATTAATTTTATTTACATATTTTTCTTTTGGGTTTGCACCAACTATTCTATCCACCACTTCACCACTTTGAATAAAAAGTACAGCAGGTATATTTCGAATACCATATTTTTCTGCAACAAAACCCAAATCATCAACATCACATTTTGCTACTACTATATTATCACCAAAATCTTCTGCTATTGAATCAAGTATAGGTGAAACCATTCTACATGTACCACACCATTCAGCCCAAAAATCAATCATAGTTAATTTATCACCATTGATAACTTCATCAAAATTACTCTCTGTAATTGTTATAATTTTTTCATTCATATAACATGTTTTGTTTTTAAAAAGAGAGCGAGAAGATGGATTTAAACCACCGACCTCATATTAGGAAAAATATGCACTCTATCACTGAGCTATTCTCGCATGTGTTAACACTAACGAAAAAATAAACAAATAGTTATATTTTTTAAATTATATATTTATCGTATAATCATCGGAATATTTAATATCCCAAAGTCTACCAATATGTCCACAATCACCATAAGATTCAAATCTATTTAAAGTGTTAATTATAATTTTTAATTGAAATGGATTATAATAATAAATATATCTATTAGCATTAATTATTTGAAAATTATTCATATAATATAAATAATTATCATTTTTCTTTATAATACAATTTTCAACTCTATATTTAAAATTTTTACCTTTTCTAATTAATGTTATAACTCGGTCTGGTGTAATAGGTATAAAATAACTATCAATATAATTTATTATACTAAAATCTATTGCACATTCATTATTAATTAATTTTTGAGTTATCAATGGACAATCAGACAAAATAAATTTATGCATCGGGTTTGAATTGTAGAAAATATTCCAATGATAATCGTGTATTAATCTATTATCAACTTCTGTATCTTGTAATAAATCTAACTGTACCATTTTAGAGTCACTTATAAGTCTATTCTTTACATATGCTACTGTTTTTTCAGTATTTTCATTAAAATTTAAAAGTTCTAAACCTTTTCTTAAATTATAGAGTTCTTTTTCACATGTTTTTGTTCTATACATTTGAATTCTGATGAATTTACTTATTACTTTTTTATCATTTTCAGTTATGTATTTATAATCTTTTAATTTAGGTATAATAATTGAAGACCACTCATCTTCTATTTTTTTAAGAACTTCTTTTTCAATAAAATTAGTGGAAATTGAATCATGTTCATAATAAGAATATGAGTAGAAACATTTCGCAGTGGGTGGTTTAAAAGTATGAGTTTTATATTTTTTATCATAAATATATAAACCAAGTAAATTTTTTCCATTACTAATTTTACCTTTTTTGGTCTTTTTATTTTTTAAAAATGGTTTAAAATAACATACAGGTGTTGTATGTTGCTTGCGTGTTATATCTCCACATATTTTCGATTGAATATTAGTTGACATATTATAATATTATTTTTTTTAATAAAAGTTTATCAATAGATAGACTTCGCAACTTATTTCTATACAAACGTCTTTCGTTTCTACCATGACCTTTATTTAAAGCTCCATATGTTGGAGTTAAAGAATGACAATTTGGGCATAATAATTCTACGTTATTTAAATCATTATTCTTATAATCACCATCTTTATGTTCTAATTGAATAGGAATCTTATTATTGAAAGTATTAGTTTCTGACCAACTACATTTCATACATTTTTCACCGTATTTGTGGATTAAATATCTTTTTATCCATTTACCCTCGGTTTCTTTATTTTCTAATTTGAATGTATTTTTTTCAATTTGTTCGAAAATTTTATTTTCTTTATATTTTTTAAAACACGTATTATCACAGAATTTATGACCTACTGGTTTTCCACAATTTAAACAATGTTTCTCTTTTTTTCTTTTAATATTATTATAAATAGTTGAACAAGAATTAGAACAAAATAATCTAATTTTACTTTTTAAGTCATATATTTCCTCACCACAATTTAAACAGTGTTTAATTTCTTTGAATTTAATGTGTTCGTAGCTTGTTGATATGTAACCACACTTTCTTAACTTTTCTCTTATACTTCTTGGAGTTCTTTTTAATATTTGACCTATCTCATCATATGTATACCCAGATGTTAATAAACTGATAGACATTTGTAATTCATCACTATTCCATTTTATCATATATAATTTTTATTTTATATATTAAAAAAGAGCGTCCCGTGATTTTCCAAATGATACTTTGGCGATAGGTGGGCATCGAACCCACGACCTTAACCTTGGCAAGGTTACGCACTACCCCTGTGCTACTATCGCATTATTAATCTTTTTCTTTTTCTTTTTTATTTTCTTTTTCCTGATAACGATATCCTTTTTTGATACATTTTTTAATCCATTGAAATAAATATTTTGATTCTTCAAAATTCATTAAACTATCTTTAGCTAAAGATATCTCATCGACTTTCTTTTTATTTTCATCAGTATAATAACATTTAAGTTTGGTTTTTGTCAATTCAACTTTATCAAATTCATATGTACTTTCCCAAGTTGAATCTGTTTCTATTGCATATACAGAATCATCTTTTGCTTTTTGAATAAGTTCATTAATTTCTTTTACTTTATTACCGAACATTTTTTCATAATCAACACTTTTTGATTCATTTAAATATTCATTGAAATTTTTAACTTTCATAATAATATTTTTCTTTTTATATATTAAAATTAAAAGATAATATTAGAATTCCCACTGGGAGTCGAACCCAAATTGTGGGTTTAGAAAACCCGTGTTCTTCCATTGAACTATGGGAACATAGTGTATCTTCACTGGGAGTCGAACCCAAATTTCAAGTTTAGGAAACTCACGTTCTGTCCATTGAACTATGAAGACGTTTTAAAAACTATTTTACTGTCAAAAGATGAGCAAACAGTAAAAAATGATGTTTTTGATGTTTGGGTAAATATATTGAATCTTCGTATTATGATTATAAATTTTCAATATTTTTAACACCACTATAATATGAATTATTAAATAAATAACTCAATGTTGATTTACTCGTATTATATTTTTCACATATTTTTTTATATGTAAATCCGTTTTTTCTATCATATAATATTTGAGTTACTTCTTCATCTGTAAATCTTCTCTTATAAGAAGACACTTTAATAGAAGTAATAGTTCTATTTTTTAATGAAATGTCTCGCATGTTATCAGATTGTGTTCCAATATCTATATTTTCATATGAGTTATCCATTGAGTTATTATTTAAATGTCTTACAACAATATCATCCTCAAATATTATATTACCATATTTTAAATATGCTACAAATCTATGCACCAATATTACAGTTCTGATTTTATTTACTCGAATTGTAAAAAAATAATATTTAGAATTATTCAAACTTAAACTCAATTTTTTATATTTAGAATAAACATCACCATGTTCATCAACATAATATCCTTTATCAACTGCTACTTTAAATTTTTCATCAAACTTTGCCATTATTATTTTTTAATAATTTATAGTATGATTTAAATATATAGTTTGAAAAAAGTTAGGGTGGTGGAACTCGAATCCACGACCTCGATATCCCAAATATCGTAATCTGCCAACTGATATACACCCTAATATGCTGCCCCCGTAGGACTCGAACCTACAAGCCATGATTATGGCATCAGCTCCAAAGGCTGACGTGTTTAGCCAATTCCACCAGAGGGCAATTTAAAATAAGTGGAGAAGACGGGAGTCAAACCCGTGACCCTCACATTGCAAGTGTGATGCTCTAATCAACTGAGCTACATCCCCATTTGGTGCGAGTACAGGGATTCAAACCCTGAACCTACTGATTGGAAGTCAGTCGCTCTAATCAATTAGGAGCTACACTCGCAAATTTGATGTGGTAAAAAAAATTACCACATCGTATTTTATTAAACCATTTCCCAGCATGTCAAAGAACTTAATTATAGCCCTATGGGGTTATAACCTTGAAATATATCCTCGCAGGGTTATATTTCTATGAGCCACCAGTAGGCTTCGAACCCACGACCGTCTCCTTACAGGGGAGCTGCTCTACCAACTGAGCTATGGTGGCTTATGAGCCGATAGTAGGATTCGAACCCACGATGAGGTTACCCTTCCTGATTACAAATCAGGTGCAATCGACCAACTATGCGATATCGGCATTTCAAAACATATAACAAAAAAATCCACTCAACTTTTACGCTGAGTGGATTTCCGTTTGTATCTTTCAAATTAAAATTATCTATCGTTAAAAGATATACCAAACACACTCAGCTTGTCAACTCTTGGTTGCGCTGTTCTGCCTTGACCTGCTCCTGTGGGAGTAGATGTGGTTGCTGACGTGTATGTGAACATCTTTATCATTTTCTTTTAATTAAAGTGTTTTTGTTTTAAGTTATATATTACTATAAAATAGTCATTTTTTTCCAAAATTAATTAAAAATACTTGCATCTATTTTATCAACATTATCATCATCAAAATTTAAAAAGTTCCAAGATTTAGCAACATATTTTAAATTTGATATATCCAAATTGTCGATTATTTTAGCTTTTTTAGATAATGACTTTAACCAATCCAAAAGATTTTTTATATCTTTTCCAGTTAAAGGGTGTTCATCTAAAAAAATAATATCCTTTTCAGTTAAATTGTTCTCATTTATTAATGGTATTTTAATTCTAAATGCTTCACCATTATTCAAATCAACTACAAAATGTGGTGGATTATGTTCTGTTGTATTTCCTTTCAAACCACCACCATAAACATAAACTCTACCATATTTTTGAACATATGGTTCAAATTTATAAGTCATCTGTGCGTGTTCCAACACACCATTCTTTATAAATTCTTTATATTCTAAGAGTTTATTATTCATAAATAAGTTTTGACCTACTTTAAGTAAGAATTATTTTGTAAATGTAAATATATTTACGATAAAAACAAAAAAATGTTTTATTTTTTTTAATCAATATTATTTAAACTAAAATTGCCGTGTATAACACCGTTAATAGTTTTATAATGAATATCAATTTTAGTTTCAAATGATTCTAAAAATACATTTAGAGTGCTATCTATATAGTCTTTAAAGTTTTTCATTATATAAAACAAATCAAAAACTTTTAAAATAAATTTTATCAACATTATCATAATCAGAATTCAAAAGATTCAAAGCTGTTATAATGTATTTTAATTTTGTTATTTTTTAATACTATCAAACAACTCATCGATAGAATCTACTAACAAATGTTGTTCATTAATGTCTAATTCCACATGTTGGGTGAAATGTGCGTTATTAGGTTCTGTTTGAATAACCAAAATATCATTAGATTTCCACGCAGTTACGGTTTGGTTTTCATGTACCATCTTATATTTTGTAATGTCATCATTCATAATTTCTAATAAATTATCCAAGTCTTCATTAATCAATTCAGTTGTACAATCATCTTTATCAATTAAAAATGTGCCAGTGTCCTCATTAACACTAAATTCAATAACATTTCTGTTATACCCTTCGAACGTTTTAACATGTTTCATTTCCATTCCATCTTAATTTTTTAAACTTAGCCCCACAGCCCTATAAATACCGTTTATAGGTTTACAGACCTTCATTATATATATTCACTTACTGCTCCAATTAATGCTTTTTTAATAGCTTCAGCATCAATTTCTGTCCAATCAGATAAATCTTCCACGAATTCTTCATCGTCTTCATTATCATTACTTCTGTTTTCTGGTGAAGTTGTTGTTACCTCATCAGTATCATAACAATAATAAATAGTGTCAACATCAATATCATTTAATAAATCTCTTAATTGGTCTATTGTTGTTTCCCAACCCTCATATTCTTCATATTGTGAGCTGGCATAAACACCACCTTCTTGAAGGTCAAGATTTAGCATAGCAGCTAATTTTTTAATTTTAGCCAGTTTTTCTTGGTCTAATTGTTGTTTATAGATAGATATTGCTTTGGCAACATTTTTACCATAATCTTCGTTTAATTTAAATGAATTAAATGTTTTTAGGTGTTTCATTTTATATTTTTATTTTTTACGATATCAAATCAAGCCATTGTTTATATGAATCTTTATCAGCACCATTTACGAAATCGTCAACGTTTCTTGCATAGTTCCAGTCGTGTGTTTTAATCTTTTCTTCAATTTCATCATCGGATATATCCTTTACATCTGTTGCCACGAAATATTTATTATCTGTTGAATCGGTGAAGAATTCATAAGAATACTTAAGATACCCATCTGGTTTATTAAATTGAGAATATCTCGGATATTCGTTCCACACATAAAAAAGAGGATTATCATCAAAATCATTATATGAATCTACAATAAAAACATCGTCTATTTTTCTTTCACCCTTAACATATGGTTCATGATTAACATTGAATATTACATCATCAATGTCATTATCTGGTTGAATTTGACCTTGCAGTTCATCCTGTATTTCATCCTGTATTTCATCCTGTATTTCATCCTGTATTTCATCCTGTATTTCATCCTGTATTTCATCCTGTATTTCATCCTGTATTTCATCTTGTGAATATGATTCGAAAGTTTTTAAGTATTTCATTTTTATATTTTTATTTTTATATATTAAATTAAATATATTCAATTTTTTATTTTTATGTTTTTTTGTAAAATAACAATCATCTTTTCTGATGGTGTTTTAACTAAACTACCATTTATAGAATATATTTTTTTGTCAATCTTACCAACGTATTTATATATCATTTTTTCTCCAGCTCTTATTCTCACGTTGTAAAGTTCTTCGCCTTTTAATACAATATAGTTGTAATAATCTGTTTTGTTATTATTTTTATAAATTTGAAGAAATGATTTTGAAACATTGTTTTCTTCATTAATAAAATCATTATATGTTTTTCACATTTCCCATATTATGTATATTTTAATTTATTATAACCATAATATAAATCAACAATTCGACATTTTAATGTACCTGTTACTGATTGATTATATGAAGAAGATGAATTAGGTCTCTTTAATAATGCTGTTAACCAAATTGTATCACCACGTTTTAATTCTTTAGCTGCAATATCACTTGTTAAATTGAATCCACCAGAAAAAGTTTCTAATTTTGTAATTTCATCTTCATCTCTAATAATGTCAATAATTTTAATAATTTCTACTGGTTCATCTATTTTTTCATATTCACCGTCATCTAATTTTCTTAAAATTGATATATCATCAGCTAATTGGTTATATTCACCTTTTTTGGTTTGCTTATTAGCCTGTTCTGCTTTGAACTTATGAAAACTGGTTGTTATTTTATCGTTTTCCATTAATGACCTTTTAGTTTATTTATAATTTCTTTATTTTGTTTAACATATTTATTCAAACCCGATGCTGCTGATTGTCCACCGTGTAATAAGATAGCATACGATTTATCTTGTTTCCAAGCTAAATCATCATTAATATCAACCATTAAACGTTTTTCTTTAGCTTCTTCGATATTTTTTACGACCTCAACATATTTCAAATTATATTTTTTAATCAATTCGTCATTTGCACCACCAACCGATGCGTTTAATTTTAAATTAGATGGGATAACATTTATTCTATTAACCCAAAATTTTAATGATTTTGTATATGTATAGAATATAGTATTTGGCATTTCATTAGCGACTTCAACCCATGCATCAAAATAATCCTGTGAAAAGAAATCTCCGCTTTCATGTAATCTAAACACGGGTACACCGAATGGGAAATAATAAACTATTGAACGTTTTATTAAACTTACCATTTCATCTACACCTTTACAAGTTTTTAACAAATCAAAATTTGACATATTTCTTTTTCTGGTATTGGGAAATGTTTTTTCCTGATTGGCAGCATAACATGTATAATCACCAAACGTCCTTAATTTTGGTCTGCCAGTCTCTTTATCGTCTTGGACTCTCGATTTACAATCTTTAGCAAATGGACACGTATAACCTGCTGGTAATGAAAGATATGGATGTGCTATTTTAGCATTCCCTGTGGTAGCAATATTTAAAAGACAAACATCTTTAGTTTTATTATCAGGTTGTTCTTCTGTCTGTTTTGTTTTCAAATGTGAAAACGGGTCAAAATCATTATATTCCAGTATTAAAAATCGTCTCATTATCTAAACTTTTTTTATTTTAATGCTATATATTAAAATAAAAATGTAAAATATGAACATCGACAAAGCAAAATTGGAAATAGAAATAATAAAAAGTTGTGGTTTATCATTCGATTATGAGTTCAACTTTGATGTTATAAATAAATATATATTTTGTATATCTGAAGAAGGAACAACGCTAAAAGATATAATTACTAAATTAAAAGAAAATGAAATAATTTTTTTCTTGTAAATGATAGTCAATTTTCAAATGGAGATTATAAGGATTATAAATTATTATATGATGAAAAGTATGACGGTTCAATATATTGGAAGCATGAATATTACGGTGATTGTGTGAGAATTGACAGTAATATGGGTAGTATTAAAGAATGTGTTAACGAATTACAACAAAATTTAATTAAATCAGAATGAAACTTGCAATAGTAGGGTCACGGGATTTTAACGATTACGAATACTTAAAAAAGGTTTTAGAACCAATTAAAAAAAACGTAACACTTGTTGTATCTGGGGGTGCTAAAGGAGCTGATTCACTCGGTGAAAGATGGGCTAAAGAAAACAATATTCCAACCCAGATATTTTACCCAGATTGGAATAAGTATAAAAAAGCTGCTGGGTTTAAAAGAAATATTGAAATTGTTGATAATTGTGACGCTGTTGTAGCTTTTCAAATAAATGATAGTAAAGGTACACAACACACTATTAACCTTTCAAAAGAAAAAGGTAAAATGGTGAGAGTTTTTAAAATATACAATTATCCAAATAAGTAAACACCAATTATACAAAATATTAAAATTGGTGAAAATATTATTAATACTAAACCAGCAATTATTCTTGTTAACATATATTTTATTTTTAATGTTCGATATTAAAAACAACTTCTATTTTAATAGTATTTGTTGGTATTACCATATATAATTCGCTATAATTTTCATTTTAATACGTCATCCTCGTCACCAAATAAAGTATATATCTTATACGCTCTGATAAATTGAATCATATTTTTATCAATATTCTTGGCAGTTTCAGGATAATGGTATTTATTTTTAAGTTCAACCATTGCGTCATTAAGTCGCAATAAAAAAGGTTCAGGAGTATCCATTGTCCTGATATTATTTATTGTTTTACCACCTAATAAAGTTTTCATAAAAAAAGATTGTTCGAGAGAATCCAGAACTTCTTTAGACTTTTCATCGATGTTTCGAATTAATTCCATAGTTTTTTCATTACATGAAATTAATTCGAACTCTATTTTATTAACATCACTTAACTTAGCCCAGAAACGAACACCTGCGTATATATGTTTTTTATTTTTATCTTTAGGTATCCTGAATGTTAAAGAACTAAAATCACTCACACCTTTTCGAATATATACTCTATCAACTGTCAATACAGTATCTTTTGGTATTGTGACAAGAAAATTTTTAGCCCCACTTCTACCCCAACTAAATGTACCACCAATTTTTTTAATCATGGTCTCATTACGATATTCTGAATAAAGTATGAAATTCCAATCCTTAGTCAGTTGTAATTGACTTCCTATTTCGGGTAAAAATAAATTCATATTTTTAAGTTAAAGTGTTAAAATCATGGTCAATAACTTTGACATACTCTATAAATTTCATAGTATTTTTAACTTCAGGTGTCCTATGACCTAAATCAATACTATAATCTTTTAGTATTTTAGTTGGAGAACCACCCAAAATAATAATTCGATTTGATAAATAAACAGCCTCTGAAATATCATGGGTCACTAACATGAATGTTATATCAATTTCTTTATTATAAAATAAAGTCATTAATAGATTCCGAATTTCATTTTTAGTTATGATATCCAGAGCAGACATAGGTTCATCCAATAGGAGAATTTGTGGGTTAGAAACTAAATTTCTTGCAATTGCAACTCTTTGTAATTGACCACCTGATAACTGACCTTGTTTCGCCCATTTGTATTCATGACCTTTTAATCCAACAAAGTCAATCATTTTAAGAGCTTTTTCTTCGGCTTCTCTCTTACTCACCCCTTTTAGAATTAGTGGTAATGATACGTTTTGTAAAACAGTATACCAAGGAAATGATGAATATTCCTGAAAAATCATTGGGATACGATTTTCGGTAGAATGTTTCTTACCATATATTAAAATATCACCAGAGGTTGGTGTTTGTAAATCTGATAAATATTTTAATAGCTGAGATTTACCACAGCCAGACCGACCAAGAATAGTGGTGAATTGCCCACCGCCTTTAATATCCTCAATTGACAAATTAAATTTGTCAAATAATACACGCCCGTTCTCAAATTTTTGAGTTATGTTAATATAGTCAATAATATTAACGTCACTACATGGGAAGGTTGTAATAGGTTGTATATTATTATCTATTTTTTCTTCGAAATAGTTCATATTATTTAACGAGTTTTAATTTTTGTAAAAACGATTTCTTTGGTTCAACTGGAGAGGGTGGAGTAATCGGTGTTGTCGGTGTGTTTGTTGGTGATTGTATAATATTTTTCTTACGGTAGATATTATAATCATGAGGAAACATATACCTATCGCTTAAATAAAATAAAACATCTTGTAACATTCCAATAGCTATTATCAATATTAAAACTGCCATAATAATATCTATTTTGCTTTGTTTACCAGCATTAAAAATCATAGAACCTACACCACCTTCTTTATTGATTAATTCAGCTACAATAATATAAGTCCAAGATATAGCAACTAATAATCTGGTATCTTTCCAAAATTTACTCATTACAGAAGGAAAATATACATGTTTAAATTTTTGCCAACTTGAAGCACCAAGAGTGTGTATAATTTGTAAATGTATTTTCTCAGTTTCATCGACTCTCTGAGTCATAGCAGGTAATAAATATATTAAAATAGAAAATCCCATGAAATAAACTTTCATATCAAATTGGATACCAAACCAAGCAATAAATAATCCAGTGACAGCAGTAAGTGGTAAATATCTCGCTGCATTAAGATTACTATTAAATAATCCCCGACCAATTGGATATAGTGATATTATAAAACCAAATGGTATTGTAATTCCAAGTGCTATTACATACCCCAATAAATTTAGTCTAACAGAATACCAAATATTGAAATATGTATTGGATTCAAATAAAATTTCTTTAAGAGCCAGTAAAACTTTAAAAGGCGATGGTAATATTTGTGGTTTACTAAAATGACTTGCTATTTGCCAAGTTAGTATAAAACCAATTACTCCTAATATGGATAAAAATAAACGGGTTTTAGAATTAACTACCCCACCCATTTTGAAAATTTCAGATTTACTCATTTTATTTACGTTTAGCTAATTTATAACCAATGAAGATTCCAGTTGCAATCAATATAATGGCAACAATTCCAATTAAGGATTTAAATAATGCTACTATAAATGGAAATATAAAATAACCACCTATAAATAACACTAAAATAATTCCTATAATTATTATAATTTTTTTCATTTTTGAAAATTTTTGTTTGTAAATATGTTGAAAGAGAGTGTGATATTTATATATCGACACTCTCCAACCAAATAAACAATACAACTCTTAATTGAGAACTTCGAAATCGGTTCTTCTGTATGTTTCATCAGAACCAGAACTTCCAGTCTCAATAGCTTCTTTTGACCCGTTTCCAACAATAATGAATTTATTTGAGTCAAATCCGTATTCCTGTACTAAATAATCGGCAACTGCTTTGGCACGTTTTTGCGATAATGATTTATTATAAGAAGCATTACCAACATTATCAGTATTACCAGATATTCTAATACGAGCATCTCTAAAAGATTTTGCTATACCAGCGAATTCTTTTTTAATAATATATTTAGCATCTTCTGTTAAGAATGAAGAATTATTTTCAAAGTTAATAGATGCTTTTATATTACTAATGGCAAGTGCAGTGGTCATTTCTTTTGTAACTGGGGTAAATGATGGTGCTACTTCGGCTGCTTGTTTTGGGTCACTTGCTAAATTTACAGCTTGCAAGATTGAAACATCCGATACATTTCTCCAAGGTTGTGGAGATTTTGTCAATCTAAGTTTGGAATAAACCACAGCCATTTTAGTGTACATTTCATCACCAGTAATACCAGTGAAAGTTGGATTTAAACCGAAAAAATTCATATTATCACCATATGTTGAAAATCTAACACCAGATAACATATCATAAGAAACTTCAACAGTCCCTTCTTTATCACCTAAAAAATCTCTGGCAAATAATTTTGCAGCAGTTTGTTTAGCCGATTCACTTACATTAAGTTCAGCATTACCGACAAGCCAAGCAGTAACAAGTTTAACAAGTGCTTCTCTTTTACTATTAATAATTTCTTCAGGAACAAGTAAACCATCAGCAATAATACTTGGTGCTTGTCTTGTTGAAATTAATTCTTTTGAACCTGAAATAGCGTCTAAACAATCTTTATTATCAGGATACCAAACCATAGCAGCAGGTACTGAACCAGTTTTAAACATATTAGATGCTTCTATACCATCACCAACTTCTACAATCTTAACATCGTTGACAGTCATTTTATTCAATTCCAAAAATTTAATTAAAGCCGTGTGAGATGCAGTACCAATAGCACATGCAACTTCCTTTCCTTTTAAATCGGCAATTGTTTTTATGGATGGATCAACTACAAGAACGTCAGCACCATGTGATTGATTTGTCTGCATTATTTCTTTAGCTTTTGTCATAACCACACCACTACCTGAACTCATATCAATAGATAGAGCATCTGTGGTGCAATAAACGGCATCTATTCCACCTGAAATAAGAGAACTACGACTATCTTTAACAATATCTTGAATATTAATCGTAAGTAAAATACCATAATCTTTATACATTCTTGATTCTTTATTTGGTACAATGCCATCGTTTATAAGAACGAGTCCTGCACAACCAATAAATGTGTTATAAGTTACGGTAAGTTTTTCACCTGACGAAAAAATATCAGTAATACCACCAGAAGAATTTTCTGTTGATTTAGAACCCGAATCTTTAATATTCGGTTTAATTAAGAAAACATAAGCTGCAACTAAAATCGCAACTATTATTACTCCTACGGCAGCTCTACCTGCAACTGTTAAATTTTTAAACATTTTGTATTGTTTTTAATTGGTTAATATTATTTTTAATCGAAATATTTAGCTTTCGTGTTTATATTACCCTCTGTAATTGGAGCAAAATTAGCTGATTGATAAGCAATGTTGTCCTGATTTTTTCCAGAAGGTAGTTTTTCGAATTTATCTAAAATACCATCTAAGCCAAGCTTTTCATATTTTTCAAGTAACTGACTACCTTGAATAGACATAACTTCTTGTCTAACATCAAGTTTACCGATAACACCGTTGGTTTCATTAAGAACAAGTTCCATTTCACCCAATTTTGAACTGATATCATCAGACATTTTATCTATTGCAGCCTGAAATAGTGCATTCTCATCTGGATCACCTGACATGGCAGACATAGCAGCTTTGTAAGCATTATATGAAATAGCAGCAATTTTATATCTTTCTTTTATCGCTTCCACTTCATTTTTAGCATCCTCAACAGTTAATTTAGCCATTTCTAATAATTTCTTTAATGTGTCATACCATTTTGTTACACTATTAAGAATCTCAATATACATATTGGCTAATTCTGTTTGGCGAGATACTTCTCGTTTAGCTATTGCAGCATGATTCATATCACCTTGACGTTCTAATACCAAGGCTGTGTCAGCTTGTTCTTTTATTAATTTTCTCTTAACTTTTAACTTAGTTTCAATTTCTGCTTTGATGCCACCCATATTACCAGTGCTTCTTTCACTCTTAGCTATATTGGCTTCCATTTGTTCGATTCTTCTATCAAGAATTTTATCTGGTGCAATCTGAACGAATATACCAAATAATTTTCTCATTAAAATATAATAACCAACACTAAGTCCCATACGGAATTTTTTATCAGTTAAGAGAAATAATACTACACCAATACCACAGAGGGTTAAAATTGCATATAAAGTGTTCTGAAATAGGAATAAAAGTTTTGGTGATAATAATATTAAAGTTATTACACCAGTAACTAATACTACTGTGGCAAATATTCCACCTTTTTGTTTCCACAAAGGTTTACGTTCCCCATTTTGCATAGATGGGGGTAAAAAATTGTTTATCATAATTATATTTTTATTGAATGAATTGTGTAATTTTTAATTTATCTGCATTCATAACACCTAATAGGTGAGTCATAGTGACATTGAAATTAGACTCGACTTGTTTCAATTTCAAATCTTCCTGTTGAGCTTTCTGAGATTCTTCAATAATGAAATGATTCAGTGAAGTTTGTTCCTTCTGTAAATCAAGAAGTTTCTGTTGAGCATCAGCAACAGCTTTTGTTTTTTTACCAACACTTTCATTAAATCGAAGTTTTAAGTCGGCAGAAAAACTTTCTTTTTCTTTATTCAATAATTGAATATAAGTGTCGATAGAACTAAGTAACTTTTCTTTTGAAATATCAGGAGCTGACGTTTTTAAAGTTGAGAATGCAGCAAGCATTCTTGTTTTTTCATCAGGAATGATATTAGTCAATTGACCAACTGCTATTGATAATTCATAATAATCAACACCTGCAATATTATTTTTTTCAATAACTTCTTTGAGACTTTGTAATATCTTGTCATTAATCATTCCCTGAACACCACCCAAATATATTGGTTGTACTTCTGGTTGAATAGCAGATTGCTGTACAGCATTAGAAGGAGTTTGTTTTCCGTCAGAAAGCTTATTTTCATCATCTCTGAAAAAAATCGATTTAATTTTACTCATTTTTCAAAATTTTTGTTTGTATTATTTATTTGAAATATTTATTTGAGGTAACAAAGCTAATAATATTTTTTATGTAACAAAAAAATTGTAGATAATATTTTTGATAATATTATTAATTTTTTACAAAAACAATATTAATTCTTTTGCAAATTTGTTGAAATATATGAATTGTATATCGATTTGCTTTATTTTGAAACGAATATCTTGTTTCAAATAAAAGAATAACAATTTTTAAAATTTATATTTTCTGTGAAAGAAAACCACTAAGTCTTTAGTTTAGTGGCAGTTTATCTTCCAATTATTATTTTTAAGATAACTTTTATAAATAAAAATAATTTTATCAATAAGTGTATTCTCAGTATAAGACTCATGTTCTAAATCAAACAACACAACATCATTCAACTCAATTTTAATAATGTGATTTTTTTTAATGTCTAAAGTGTATATACCTTTAATTACATCCGAAGTATTCATTTGAATTAACAATTCAGTATATTTTAATAAATATGTATCTTCTTTATTGAAAAATCCTTTTATGGAAACTGGACGAATATTTTTAGTTTTATTTTTTTTCCCTAATATTGTTAATTCTTCTTTTAATTTATTAATTAATTCTTCATCAGCATTATCAACAAATATATATATATCTTTAGGTAATTTGACATTTTTATCAATAATATTATCTTCTTTTTGTGTTTCTTTTGTTGTCCCAGATTGAATTTGTGTTACACCAGATTGAATTTGTAATAATTCACTTTCAAATATCTTAAAGGTTTTTATTAAATTAAACATATTATAACATATTTTTTTATGGATCGTATAAACTTATATATTAAAAATATATGTTGTACAATTTTTTTTATAATATTTAAACCGTTATTTTTGACATATAAACTAATTAATTAATATAATATGGAAAAAAATTTAATCATTATCGCTCTCGCACTGATAACATTAACTATGCTTACTATATCATGCGAAAAAAATTTCGAAGACGAAATTACAATATCGAAAATAGAAGATAGCACCTCTACCTCAGTTGTTATCAACAATCCCATTGATACTAATTATGTTGTAACAATTGTACCTAATATATTTGTACCTACCAGAAAACTTTCCATTAGCAATTCTTTTGCTTTAATTGGTTATAATAAAATATCGCTAAAAAATGCTAATGATATTACAGATGAAACTGGTAATGCCGATGGTTTATTTCAAATGATTTATGATAATGATGGTAACTCAATTATAGATACTGTTTACACGTTAGGTGAAAATGATAGTGTATCTGTTGGAAATGAAATATATGTTTCCAGTATTTTAGATTTAAACAACGATCACGTTTTATTAAAAGGTTCTTTCAAATTTGTTCTTGATACTCTGGGAAATACAAAGATAAAAAATGATCTTATTGTCAGGAAAAGTGATGGATATATAGTGAATTTTGATGATAACGACCAAGAATATAATATTAATTACCGACTTCAAAATAAAGTCATCCGTAAATTATCTAATGGTGATATATTAACAAATAAATTTGTTGATAATGATACAAGAAGAACAATTGAAAAAATTGTAATAAATGAAAACGACATATATACAGAAGAAGTTCTGCCCGAATTAAATTTGAATATAGCATGGTTTGATGTTGATTTAAATGATAATATTCTTTATACTGATGTTGAAGATGGTTGTTTTAGAATGAATATATATCATAATAATACTGGTACTGTTGAACATGTTGGTCTTACTGGTCGCTTATATAATGATACCTTACAATTCATATCTTATTGGTTAAATAGTGAAAATGAAGTGTTTGCATTATTCAAGGGTGTAAATGTTCCTTCCTGTATTTTTAAAATGAATATTACCAACAATTCTTATTCACTTAATTTAGTCGATATATTTATTGACGGTGAAACACTTACTGATTATCTTTTGTTGTCTAATGGTAGTGAGTCAGACTATAACTTTAGTGATGAGAACAACTTCATATTCTTTGCAGCATTTAATAATGATAGGTTATCTTGGATATCTGTTCAAAATAATACAATTGATATAAAAACTATAATCGGACAAGATGATGCTCATACCAATATACTTAATGCAAATTCAGATAATTATGTTTATTATCAGTATGACAATAAACTTATAAGGGCTACTATTGAAACAGGTGATGTTGTTGATAATTATTTTAATAACTCAGATTTTGAAATAATATCATTTTCATCTTCACCAGATGATGTAGTTACACTTGGAACTATCAGAACATCGGATAATGCTAATGTTATCTGGGAAATAGATGCTAATGGTTCAGCTAAGATTATAAGTGAAACCGCCAATGTTGTTGTGACCAGTGTTGAAAACATTGAATAAAATTATAAGTTGCCGTTAAATAAAAAGACCAGTCAATTCTGACTGGTCTTTTTTGTTATCGGTTTAATATCTCAACCGTTAAAAATAATCTAACAAAATCTACTAATAGACTAAATTAAACTAACTTCTTTGTAACAGACACCGTATTGTCCTGTGAGAAATCGATTCAAAATATTCTTACCTGCATTTATATCTGCGTTGTCTCTATGACCACACTTTAGACACAAGAATATCTCTCCCAATCGATTTCCCCTATCGGAGTGACCACATTCATGACAGGTCGTACTGGTGTAATAAGGTGCTACCGAGCGAAAACTAATACGATTAATCTCACACTGTGCTTCCAACCTTTTCAACCAATACTTCCAATTCCATGTTCCGATAGAACGTCTAATATTTTTAGCCAATAAACGTTTGGCTTTTGATTTCTTATCCATATTCTTTAATCGTTCAACAACTATTAAGTCTGGATTTTCTTTTATTATTATTTCTTTTGATATTTCATCAATTCGTTGTTTTAACGCTCTCTTAGAAACATACCATCCTTTTGATTTCTGTTTACATCTTTTTACTCTCTCGATACAATCTTTAATATCCTTGCCATACTGATTACCATTGTTAAGACTTGCTAATGCATTAATACCTGTATCAATACCTATACAATATTTACCTTCACGTTTTGGTTGAGTTATAATCTCAAAACTAAACTGAACGTAATCTTTTGTTATTATATATGAGTTTAATCTTTTACCGATATTATTGTACTTATTGAAGTGCTTATGGTATTTAATTGGTAAATCCATTATTATTTTATTTCCAATAGAAGCAAGATGTAACCAAGCATCAAATAATCTACTATCTTCAGTTTTATAATTAGAATTTTTAGTTGGAACTAAATCAGCAATGGTGCAACTAATATACATTCTATTTCCTTTATGAACTGGAATCACTGCTTTATCTTTCCATCTTTGTTTACTGGCATTAATCATGTCGATGGCTTCTCGTGCAGCAACCTTTCTTAATCTCGCACTTAACCAAGTTTCAGGAATATCGACTACTGGTTTAAGAAGTTCCCCTTTTGTTGCTTTCTCAGAATTCAACCAAAAATAGTCAATGAAGATATTAACCACCTTTGAGTACTCACCCAAGATAATTAATAAATCATTTCGCTTCTTTGTTGTTGCGAATTTCAAACTACATTTAGTTGACCTGATTAGTTTCATTTTTATTTATTAGTTCTTTTTTCTTCAGTTGTTGTAATTTCTTTACCTAATTTAACTGGTGTTGGTTCAATTGATGGACTGGATGCTGGCTTAACATTAACCGATTTATTTTCATCATTTCTTTTTTCTGAAGATTTAACCACTAAATTTCGTGGTTCGTCATTTAATTTTAAATTCTTTTTCATGTTTTATTAATTTAATATAAAAATTATTGTTGTTAATAACACTAATAAACAAAGATAATATTTAAATAATATTTTTAATTGATTTAAATTTCTATTTCTAATATTATTTAATTTAGAATTGTTTTCAATACATTTATTTTGTGCTTCCAAATCTGCTTGCATTAAATGTTCTAAAGTATCATTTGAATTATAATATGAAATATATGGTTTCATATCTGTAATAATTAAATAATTTCCATTATAATGCCAAACTTTAAAAAATAAATAAGTAATTATTAATATTGATGAAAATTGAAATCCAAAAAATAATAAATATGATTCAATTGTTATATATTGATGAAATAAATTTATTGTTTTTCCAAATAATGTGCAAATTGAAATAACTATTGCTAACCAAACATACATAAAATAATGAAGTTTGGTTTCAATATGAATGCGTTCAGAATCTAAATCGTTTATGATTCCTTTAGCAACATCTAAAATATATTGTAATTTATCCATATTTTAATTTTATTTCATGTGTTTAGTGCATTCATATATCCATCCATTTTTACGAGCCTGTTTATTGGCAGAACTATATTTTTTAGCAAATACAGTAAGTGTCTCACATTTTAACGCTGCTTCAATACATCGTTCTTTATCATTCCAATATCCTTTTGGTAATTCTGGTGATGTCATATGAACAGTACATTCAATTTGCCAACCATGTCTATATGCCTGTTGATACGATGAATAATCATTTTTTTTCCACTCAACAAGTGTTTGATATTGTGATGCACTTTTCATGCAAGATTCTTTAGTATGTCTTTTAAATGATAGTTTCATGTGTTTACAGCATTCATTTAACCAACCATTTTTTAATGCAACAGTATATGCCCCTGAACTATTTTTACTCCATTCACTTTTTAAATTATAATTTAATGCATCTTCTTTACATGTTTCAAGATTCCAATATCCATTAGGTCTTTTTGAATATTTCATATGTTCACAACATTCATCTAACCACCCATTTTCTCTGGCTACATAATGACCACCCCCTTTACTTTCTTGCCAATCACTTCTTATTTTATATTGTTTTGCATCTTCAACACATCGTTCTTTAGTCCAATAATTTTTTGGATGTTTAATAAACTCCATATGTATGCAACACTCATTTAACCAATTATTTTTTCTTGCTACATTATATGCGCTTCCAGAACTAACTTGCCATTCACCTGCTGTTTTGTAATTTAAAGCATCTTCTTTACACGTTTCAAGAGTCCAATACCTATTTGGCATTGTTTTAGTAAATTCTGCCCTAACATTTCTGACTGTTGTAAAAGCATATGTATGAAGTAAAGCATTTTTCTTATGAAAAACATCTTTAAATAATTCAATTGCTGGAAGTCCTTCAAATACAATTGGTTGAAATTTTCTTTTATTATTGCGTTTATGTTTTATTTCATCATTAGGTATAATTGGTGTTGTTCTTCTAATGACAGGAAGTTTCATATCATTAAAATTCTTACCATTGAAATGTGTAAAGAAGTACTCATTAGTAAGACTTAAAACACCCGTCATAATATATTTATAATAATCGCTCATTGTATTTGGGGCAATCTTAAAAAACAATTTTCTTTCATTATTTGGGTGTTTACGAATAACTCTACATAATAATTGATATATTCTATCAATATTCTGAGATGTACTCATATCAACAACATTTACAAGTTCAGGATAATTAAATCCTAATATGCCACGACCAACAACAATAAGTACTAAACATTCATTATCATCTTTAAAGTTTTGTATCTCATGACTATCATAATCATTATCTGATGTAGACATAACAGACTTAATATCAATTTTTTGAAAATATTTTTGAATTTGTCTTGCTTGTGCAATACTACGACAAGCAAACATTGTTTTCTGCATACGCTGAAGTGTTGGTAACCAACCAGTAAAATTAATTAATTCATTACCTTTAAATGATTTTAATCTATCGATTATTTTATCAAGTAAATCATCAAGTGTTTTTTTCGTATCGCTTTGTTTAAAAATAACATCATTTTTTACTTCATCATTATTATTATAATCATTAAAATCAAATTTATAACTACTGGTTGCAATTTCAACATAAACATCACTAACCATACCTTCATCAAAAATGGTGTTTACAGTAACAGGTACAATATACATATTTTTTAAAATAAAAGGACTTGGTGTACCTGTAAGTAATAATTGTTTTTTACATTTAGATTTTTTGATGATATCTTTCACCATATCAGCAAAATAGAAATGATGCGCTTCATCAATTATAATCAAATCTACATTTGGAATTTTATTACCATTAAGTGTTTGAGGTAAGCATATATTAACATCCGAATTAATATCGTATTGACTAAATTTCTCAACTAAGTTGTATGTGAAATCTGGTTTAATTTCTTCCAGAACATCATGAAATTGTGTACGTAAGATAGTTGTACCATGTGTTAAGACCAATACTTTGTGATTGGGATTATTCAATAAATAATCATCAATTATATTAATTGCCATGATAGTTTTACCAGCACTTGGAGCAGCAGCCAATACAGTAATTTCACGTTCATTCATGCTTTTCTGAACATTGGAAATAGCATCGTCCTGATACTTCAAGACCTTTAACCCACGACTTTCAAACCAAATATTATTCATCTTTTTTTATATTATTTTCTTTCAATTTTTGCTCTTTCAATTCCTTTTTACGTTTTACACTTCTCTTTCCATATAGTTTTCCAGAGAACGAAGCCATTAGCATCATAATATCATTAACAAATTCTTCTTCATTTGATATGTTCACATTATCCACACACTCAATTTCTACATCATAACTATTGAAAAATACTTTAATTAAATTAAACTGAAATCTGGTTAACCTATCCTTATTCTCGATGACTACCCTATTAATCTTTTTCTTAATCACCAAATCAACCATTCTAACAAATCCAGTTCGAGTATCTGATAACCCAGAACCAACATCTTTTATTATATGGTGAACTATGTATTTCTTTTTTGCACAGTACTCAGATAGTCGCTGTGATTGTCTATCTAAATCTCCCTTAGTTTTCTGTTCATGTGAACTCACACGAGCATATGTCACAACGGTATTCGAAACACTTTCTGTTTTTAGTTCACCAATAAACTTGTTAACGTCATCCTCTCTATATCTACGATGACCACCAACAGTTTTTATTGGTGTAATGTTGATATTCTCTCTATCCCAATTTCTCAGTGTATTCTGAGAAACATTTAAAATCTTAGATGTTTGTTCAATTGTTAATAATTTACTCATTCGTTTTATCCAATATTTTTAGGATAGTCTCTTTCGAAGAATCCAATATCTTTTGGAATTCTTCAATCGATATATCCTCATCAACATCCAACTCAAATGGAATTGGATATACATCACCGTTATCAAGTTCAAATTCAGTTTTATTAACTCTGACAACTTTTAACGATTTATTTTTTAGGTTCTCCATCACTTTATTAATTTGCTTTCTCATATATATACTTTTTAATTAGTCAAAAGTACTATTTTTATGTTAAATTATTGTTAAATTTTAATATTTTTTTGTAGATTTTGTTATATTTACATTAGCAGTTGATTAACCCCCACTTCTACATCATCACGTGTTAAACCGTAACTTTCATTCACCCCAATGAAATTTTTTAATTTTATATTTTCATCATCATATATTAAGAACTTATCAGGTTCGCCATTTTTTGCCATCCATTGCATTATTTCTTCACTTCTATCGGCTTTTAAAGTCACTGGAGTCATTCCAATTACATTACCTTTAATACCTCTTGATTGAAATAATTCTTGTAAATATGCTAATCCTTCAACCCTGTTTGATGAGGTTATTACTATATCAACATCTGTTTTAGTAATAAGAAAATTTAAATTTTCCACACAAATAGGATCAAAATAAGAACCCATACTATCACTCATAAAACTCATTTTAGATTTATCGATAAATATTTTACTTAAAATGAAATCGTGTGTCTTTTTAAAATTCTTACTAACTAATACTCCGTCTATATCCAAAAATATTATTTTCTTCACATCAATATATTTATTTTTTATAATATCCACACATTTTTATGATAGACATTTATTGTTTTTTATGATTTGTTTTTATAATTTTTAGTATTTATATAATTAGCGAATGGTGAAAATAAATTATCAGGTAATTCATTTATATCACAAAATATCCATTCAATCATTTTATTTGGTTCTTTTACTATTGGTATACCACTCCACTTATTCGCTATGAAATATAAAGTTACATAGTGTTTGTTCGTTTCTTTAAAGAAATTATTTATAAAAATATCTGGTTTAAGTGATTTGATATTTATTCCACATTCTTCTTTTGTTTCTCGTATGACACAATCTTCAGGTGTTTCAAATTTTTCGAGATGACCACCTGGGATAGACCATGTATCATAGCCATGATCAGAAACTCTACGACCTATTAAAATCTTACCAAATTTATCTTTAATAATAACAGCTACACCGACTCTTGGATATGTGAAATTATTCATTATTTTGAATTTTTTCTTTAACTATTTTTATTTCATTTTTCATTCATATTTTTCATACTATTTCAATTGTTTCTAATTCAGAAAAATATTCTTTGTAATATTTAATAAGTTCTTCGATTGAATAGAATATTGGTTTTTTCCATTCAGTTGCCCATATAACTTCTCTGTCTGCACCATCCGATTTACCCCCTAACCGTAAAAGACAATCGGATTTAAAAACATGTGTTTTATCAATCTGCATCCAAGTCTCATATGTTAATGGGTGAACTATTTGTTGTAGATGTGGGTGTAATGGTGATATTGGAAAGAATCCCAATTTTAACAATTCATTGTACGCATCAATCTGAAATCTTACATTATACATTACATCACCTGTCGTATAAGGTGATGCTATATAGACTTGAATATTTTTAGATATGTCTTTTAAAAACTTCATAAAAATTATCTTTTTTTTGATATTGTCATATATTACCTAAAATAAAAAAAGTTGTAAATTTTCACAACTTTTTTCCAAAAATTTTTCAATCTTCTTTTTTCGCTCAAATAAACTACCGCTAAACTAAAGATTTAGCAGTTTTCAACGCAGTACATAGTTGATTTTTCAGGTGGTATTAATTACCCCAAGTAAACCAATAACCTTTGCTGCATTATAATCAGCATCTATTATTAATCCACAAACCACAATCCGAATTATATTTTATATTTTTTATGAAATAAAACCACGAAGTCTTTAGCTTCGTTGGTTGTTCATTGAACTATAATCAAGCATATTTTTTCCAACTATATTTCTTTCTATTGATCAAATAATCTAAAATATTTTCATTTATTTTCGATTCTTTTTCAAAACATATAGCTCTATAAGCAGCCGTCTTATTATTAAAATATGTTCTAATTTTAAAGAAATGATAAAAATATAAAATAAAAAAACCAATGAAGAATAATTCTTTTTGTTGAGCCAGATGAATTTTTTCGTGATTTAATAATGTTTTATTGTTTAAATCTTCTTTATATTTTAAAAATATAAAAGGATATACTGTCACAGCTTTAGCAAATCCCATTGATAAGATTCTAACTATCATCTCAGAATATATTACCATAATTTTTTTATTTTTTTATATTAAATATTAGGTGGTAACCATTCTTTATATATTCTTATATTTTCCATATTATCATCCAGCAAATATTCAAATATTTCAAGAACTTTTTTATTTTCTTTAATCAATATACCACAATAATCCCATATTGATGGATTACTTATATTCTATTTTATTGGGATTCTCGATATTTTTACTTGTCAAATTTTTAAATGTTTATTTAATCTGTAATATAAAACATAGACTAATGGGTCTTCCGCTTTATCAACACTTTTCGACCATACACATTCAGCCTTTCGTTCTAATTCAGAACCATCACCTTTAGCTATCTCACGTTTTAATTCTGAAACATCAACTGTGAAATAATAATAGACCGTATCTGAGCTTTTTGTTCCGAATGTTGTACCAAGAGAAACTAAATCTTTTTGATATACTGTATATCCAGCTTCTTCTAAAATCTCATGAACCGCAGTTTCTAATACATCATCTTTGTCAACACCACCAGTTATACTCGATATAATTTGTTTATCAACATGCCAAGGGGGTGTGACTTCTTTTCTGAGCATATATTCCACACCATCTTTAGTTTTTTTATAAGGCATAATTGAAACTATTTTACCACCACATCTTTTTTCATGAGAATACACATATCCATGAATATCTTTTTCGGGATATTTAAGAAGGTTTAATGTTAACCATTCGTTGTCTTTTAATACTTCTACACTTTTCATTCATAATACATTATTTTTTATTACTATTCATTACTCGATAGTAATTTGGTATATATTAATTATAGTTTAAGATTTCTTGCTTCCCAAATTAAATCGTATATTCCTAACTCTAAACATTGAGATTTTAAACGTAATGATTCCTCACTGTCTCCCAATTCATTCTTCGGTTTAGAATCCTCATACTCAACTCGCATAATTTTAAATCAACTGGTAAACTTTTTCGATATGTTTTTCTAATTCATACTTAGCAGAATGATATACAAAGTCTTTCAACTTAGTCTTATTTTCAATTAAAGATTTGAAAGTATCTGTTACAAGTTTATATACCTTTTCCACTCCAAAATCATATTTAATTAAAAAAGAATGTTCACTTTCATTACCTTCTAAAGATAATATGTGTAAACTTTTTAATAGAATTTTTGACAACATATTTTATTTAGTTTTACGTTCGTTTTCCAATTTTTCATTAATAGCTGACACTATCCATTCACCCAATTCATCTTGAAAATTTTCAGCTTTTTTTTCATCGAGCTTACCTTTTTTGTCCATAAAAAGATTTTGTATAGCACCCCAGCCTCTTATATCTGCAATTTTTTGTTGGTTACCATTTGGTTGTACCAACCAAATATATTGTCCATTATTATCGTATGTAAATTTTCCTTTTAAAAAATCAAGTAATTTCATATTATTTTTTTGAATGATTAATAAACAAATCTGTTATTTTATCCATCAAATCATCAAAGAAATAATAATTAAAATTATTAACATCTATTTCAGTGATAATTATATTATGTTTCATTCTCATGTATGAAATAAACGTATTATAAAGAAATTCATTTGTATTTCCATCAAAAAACTCTATTTTTTGTTGTTTGTTTTTTGATGTTTCAGATAATTTAATACAAATGCGAATGCTTTCAGCACTATCTAATCCATAGTAATCAATGTGCTTCTTTTCAGCCGTAGCCAACGCAATTAATTCATTATCTGTTAATTGAGTTAGTATATCTTCATAGTTATCTGGATTCCATTTTTTGATAAGAAATAAACCTTTATTTTGTAATTGTGTTTTTGATAGTTTTGGAAAAATTGGTTGAGAAGAATAACTATTAATCAACTTTACAATTTGTTCATATGTATCTAACCCCTCGGCAGTAATAACATCAATGTTTATTGAACCCAATATCGCTAAATTATAAGGTTCGATTTTTTCCATTATTTTTTTATAAATTTTTGGATGCCATTTTTTGAGCAAAGTCTGACCATTTTGACATCTTTGCTCAAAAATATATTTATTTTTTAATTCTTCATCAAACATCATCTTTATCTTTTAATATTTCTTCAATTTTTAATTTTCTAAGGTCTTTTTTATAAAATATTTCATATACACCACCAGTTTTTATAACAATTATTTCGTTTTTAGAATAAAGAATTTCTTCATTCCAATCATAATTATGTGATGAATATTTTTTCATTCATTATTTCTTATAAACAAATATAAAAAATATTTAATTAATATTTGTTAAAATTTTACTTAAAATCATTCATAAAAACGTCTTTTTTTGAACCGACACAAATTAATATATAATTGTTTATATTTAAATGTCGATTTTCGCAATATTATATTACTATACTAATTTTAATTTTTCAATCTTTTTCTTTCTTATATATCTTTTGTGTTCATAATCATTCATAGTAACCCATGTACCATCAATTTCAAAGTAGAATGTAAAATCTTTTGTTGTAATATAAACACCAGATTTTTTATATTTAATCTTTTCACGAACTTCACCATTTGACATAGTGATTTTACTGATTATTTCGTTTTCATTCATATATAGCCTCTATTTTTTTCATTCGTTCCTTATCTATCGAATATAATCCATATTTTTTTTCCATTCTCTCTAATACTTGTTGAAAAGTTTCACCTTTTTCATATTTTACTGAAAATCCAGTTGTACCACCTTTATAAGAACCTCTACCTTTTCCAATATCAGTAGATAAACTAACTGATAAATCTTTATGTATTATAGAGAAAAATTTCAACCATTTAATTATTTTATATCTCCATTCTCTTTCTTCAACAGTGATAACAGCATCTACATCTATACTATTTCCGTTTTCTATTTTATATTTATATTTTATAACCAATTTCCATAAACTATTCATGTCATAATCATCTCTGTTAGTTTTATTATTATTAAACCACGTATTGTCTATCATTAAATAACTGGTTCTGATCCATGTTTTATCCCAAAACATGTATACAACTCTAATTTTTTCCCCAATACAAAACCACAACCCATTATCATGATAATATATACCATATTTTGGTGATTTGTGACTATATATTTTAGAATCAAGCGGAAGATGAATAAACAATAGACCAATTAGTTTAATTTGAATACATGGTCTTTTATCAAAATATCCAGCCTTTTCATATATTAAAGCAAATCCACAAATAAATGGATAATAAGTTAACCATTTGAATTTATATTCTTTTGGTTCACCGTATTGACCTAATCTGAAAATTTTACCCATTTTAATTTTTTTCTATTATCAATTTGACTATGACAAGTCTTACAAATAGTGGATATCCATCCTTGTGTGTGTCCAACATTTTCAGTTGTACCACAATATTCACATATCCTTAAAGATTGATGTTCAGCTAATGAAACCATACCATCTATTTCATCGTCACCGCCATCAAAATAAAAACATAAATGCCCAAATTTTTCTTTTATTTGTGTAACCCTAATAGATAAATGTGGTGTCTCTTTTCGTGATATTTTAAATAATAAAATACCAAATAATTTTAAATATTTTTTTCGGTGATATTTTATTTTTTGAACATACCGTCTCAAAATATAATTTTTTATTTGTGGACGACTATATTTATTGTGGTTATCAATATAACTTTTTATAGTACCCATTAAAGAGTCCAAAATAAAATACCAGCCTTCTCCACATTCAAATCCGAACTGCATCGGTACGACCATCTTTTTTTGTTTGGATAATTTTTTAACACTATCAATGATATCATCAGATGTATAAATCGGTGTATCTTTATCCATATGGGTGAAGAACTCTGGATATTTAGATAATAAAATTATTTGTAATTCAGATTTCATTATATAATTTTTTTTATTTTTAGTCTTCGAATTTCGAATTTTAAAATTCTTTCGGTTTCTTCTATGTAATATAACATCATATGGAACTGTTTTATTTTTAACATGACAGAAAGGATTATTATCTGGACATTCGATAAAATAAACGTTTTTAGGCATATTTTTTAAATATTCATCATCTAAATTATATGTTTCTTTAGTGCAAATGCTTATTGATTGATAATTTAAAAAACTAATACTAAAAATAAAATGTGGATAATATTTATTTAAATATGCAAGTATGTCCATTTATTTTAATTTTCCTACACCAAAGATACTATTTAATTTTTTAATTCTAATTTTTTTTATATCTGTTTTATTACAATGTACATCAATCGATATAATGTCTTTAACATAAAAATCATTCCACATATTAAAACCACCAGATAAAGCAGGTTTAAATACCACATCAGTATATGATATTAAGTCTTCTAATATTTTTCCGTGTTTGGTCTTTAATATTGTAAGTTCTCCTTTAATACCACGTTTTGAAATTTTCTTAATAACAACTTTATGAGACATATCAGCTATATTCACCAAAAAATTTTTATGCGGTTTATCATCACAAATACAACCGTAAAATTCTCTATTCTTTATTTTATTTTTTACTTTAGAAAAGCATTCATATGTTAAAATTTTACTCAAAAACTGTGTTTCACCAAATATTACAACATCTATTAACATATAGTTTATATTCAAAAAATAATATTTTGTTTAAAAAAAAATGAGGAAATTATTATTTCCTCATTGCGTAAGCTGGAGCATTTTTCCAGTAAAACTTACCATCTTTTGCCATTGACCAAGTGTCTATCATTTCTCTCATCCGAAATGGTAATCTATCATAATCTTCTTGATTCATTAAGGTTCTTACCCTTGCACGAAACATTCGATGACATATTCTTTTATCGTCTTTTTCGGATGAACCAGCAATACCCATTCTGGGCGTTTTTTTGTATGAACGTGACATATATATAAATTGTTTTTTTACATCATCACGCACCCCCAGTTCTTTTTAATTTTTAAATATGTTTTCATATAATTGTTTTTATTTTTTCTTTTTCTTATTATCTGTGTCCGTTTCTTTAATTTCTTTCGAAATAAACTTAAAAGGTATCATCAAAATAGATTGGTAATCTTCTCCAGCCTCTCTCATACCGTCATCATCTTCCTCGTAATACCACTCAATTTCAAAAGAAATATTGTAAATCCTTTTTAAAGATTCTAATTTACGGAACAAATCTAATAAAATTTTTGATGTAACTGTATTAAAAAACTCTAAATCTACTTTCATAATAGTAGCTTTTCGTTCTTCTTTAATATAAACCCCAACTGCATCCAAAATTGGCTTAAAAAAAACCATAGCATCTACAACTTTTGAAATGCCAGATATCTCAATTGTACCCTTCTTCTCATTTAACTCAAAATAAGGAGTTGTGTCAGTTGCATTTATTTTCATATATAATTATCTCTTTTTAATTATATATTAAATACTAAAACTGAAATTAATCCTTATATATTTTATCAAGTTCTATTTATTACTCTCATTTAAGAAATATTTTTCTTAAAACCTTTTTTCTTATAATATAATATATTATTATAAAATATTTTAACTTTTACCGAAGTATCTAAAATCATGATTATTAAATCATTTGTTTTTTAATATATAGTATATAAAAAATATATTAAAAAGTTTTATGTTTCAACCAAAAACAAGTAAAGATATCAATTTAGTTTTTTCAACAGAAAAAATAAACGAAATATTAAGAAAAGAAGATTTAGGTATAAAAAGAACCAGAGATGAACACATTTGGTTGAACAATATACACGGAGTACGTAAATCTAACCTGAAATTCGGATTCACACAAGAAGAAATTCAAGAATACGCTAAATGTAAATTAGATGTGCAATATTTTGCTGAGAAATATTGCATGGTGAAAAGAGAGGATGGTACGGTTGGGAACATAAAATTAAGAGATTATCAAAAAGATATTATTGATTTATATGATAAGAGTAAATATTCTATACTCATGGCATCGAGGCAAACTGGAAAATGTATCTCATTAATTACCAGTGTATTAGTTAAAGATTCTATTACTGGGTTAGAATATTACATCACAATGGGAGAGTTATATTATAGTTATATAAAAAAATTCAGAAGACTTAATATATTAGAACGTGTAAAATATTATTTTTATAAAATATTATCAAAATTATAATATGTTTTTCTAAACATAACACTTATAAATCTCTTTTCCAGAATCGTATATCTTAAAACCTTTTGATTCTAATAATGACTTTTTATTTTTGCTTATAAAATAAAGTGTTGGCTCAGTGTTCAGATGAAATTTAAAATTATTTTTCAATAAAAAAACATTAGATTCATTCCCTCTTATTAAATTATAATATATTTTTTTAGGTTTATATTCAGTTTTCAAAAATATTAATAACAATTCGAAAAGATTAGCATACTCACTGTTTATATTTTCAACTATACATTTGATATGTAAAATATCTTTATATTTTTTTAATGTTAAAACCGCATACATTTCATTATCTATATATAAACCGATATTTATGTTACATTTTTTGTAAATATTTATAGAATTATTATTTATAAAGTTTTCAACAACATTATAATCTTTTATAAATTTAATATTATAACCATTGTGTAATATATTTGTTTTTGGATAAATTTTATAATAAATTAATTTTTCCACTATATTTTGTTTAAAACACCAATCATCTTCATAAATATGAAATAAATCAATATTATTAGATAAACACAAATCTGTTTTATTTTTGTGATAAAATTTTTCTCTTTTCATTTCATTGTGCCAGAATAAACCATTGAATTCCACTGCTAAATTTTTATCTGGTAAAAATATATCTAATTCTTTCCCTTTAAGAATTTTTCTCGAATTTCGAATAATTTCACCATCATATATTGTTTTAATAAAAGAAAAAACTTGATTTTCTTTATCTGAATCATTTGTGTTTATTGGATGACATTTTAAACATAAATTAGTATTAGTAAATAATCTATTATAAAATATAGTTTTTGGTATATTTGAAATATAACCACATGAACATTCATGTAAGAATTCATATTTTTCATAATCAACACCTATTATATTTACATGTTTATATTTTTCAAGTATTTTAATTGTTCGTGTCAATCTTTTCTTTTCTAAAATTATATATTTTTCTTCATCTGTAATATTATCAAAATAGTCTTTATTAAAATTTGGTAGTTTATCGCCATATCTTTCTTTTTTAGTTAAAAGTCCCTTTTTATGATTATTATAATATTCATCACCATATTTTTCTAATTTAGTTTTTTTTACTTGTTCACAACATTTTTCAGTTTTCATTACATGTTCAACACCATATCTCTCTAAAAAGGTGTTTTTTGCTTTTTCACGATTATTATAATATTCATTGTTATAATTTTCTTTTTTTGTTGATTTTATTTTTACAAATCTACACTTATTACAACAGTAATATCCATCAATATTAGTAGATTCAATATAATTTCTATATCCAATATCTTTTACTTTTCCACACAAATCACATTTAACTGTAATTTTAATTGGGCTTCCTACAATTAAATCTGAAACTTTTACTAAATAATAAACATTTACCTTAACATCATAATTTAAATTTTTGAAATGTGTTATATTTCTTCTTGTTATATAGATTTTAACATATTCAGATATTAACATTTTGAATATTATATTTTTAATATATATTAAAAACATATGGTGTTCATAATGAAAAATATAATAAAATATTTTATTTATAAATTAATAGAATTTATAGAAAAAATAGAATATAAAAATATTAATAAAGAATATAGTGAAATCGATAAATTTGTAGATATATTACCAGTTAATATACACATTAAAACGGATTATGGTTTTGTACCAGCATCTGAATTATCTATAACAAAACCATTACAATTATATAGTTTAGAATTGGAAAATGGTGATTATTTAGAATGTGCAGATAATCACATAGTTTTCACTGATGGTCATTTACAGAAATTTGTTAAAGATTTAACTATTGACGATTATGTTATATGTAAAGACAACGTTATAACGGGAATTAAGGTTAAAAAAGTTAAAAAGTTAAAACATAAAATTTCAATGGCTGATTTAACAGTTAATACAGTACATCAAAGTTATTTTACTAATAATATTCTATCTCATAATACAATTTCTTCGTCAATATTTATTCTTCATTTTTGTCTCTTTAATTCAGACAAAAACGTGATGATAGTTGCCAATAAATCTAATACTGTTAATGAGATTATATCTAAAATTAAATCCATATATACACATCTTCCATTTTTCTTAAAATGTGGGGTATTAAGTTGGAATCAGTCTTCATTAACATTTGAAAATGGATGTAGAATAAAAACAGAAAAAAGAACTCGTGAGCCAGCGGTGGGTTTTTCGATAGATTTATTATATCTTGATGAGTTTGCTAAAATTCCAAATAATATTATCCGACCATATTATACATCCGTTGTACCAACGGTTTCAGCTATTAAAAATTCAAAAATTATTGTTACTTCAACACCTGATGGTTTCAATTTATTCTGGGAGTTACTTAGAGACGCTGAAAAAGACCACGATGATATAGACTGGAATCAATTTAATGCAATGCGAGTTTATTGGTGGCAAATAGAAGGTCGTAGAGACACCAAATTATATTTTGTAAAGAATAAATTAGAAAAATATGGACTTAATAAAGAAGATGTTTTAGATATATTGAAAACAAAATATAATTATGAGATTAAAGAAGATTATGAGGAAGGTGAAAAAGTATATTATCATATAAAATATGATAGTGATATTGAAAATACTGAAATAGATTTTATAAGAACTATTAGAATAAATGAAAACATACCATTGGTTGATATATGTACTGTTACTAACTGGAAAGAACAACAAACTAAATTAATAGGTGGTGAAGAAGCCTTTAAACAGGAATATGATATTCAATTTTTAGCTGGTAGTAAATTATTAATTGATAATGTCATGTTAGAAAAAATGAAAAATGCTGAAACAAATTTTGAATATGTTGATTTTGAGAATATATCCAAAAAATTTCATTTACCATATACAGATTTGAAATTTATAAAAAATAGACCAGACTTATTCGATATTAAAAAAATAAAAGATTATTATTTATTATATGGGATTGACTTGGGTGAAGGATTGTCACAAGATTATAGCGTTATAAATATATTTAGATTAATTCCAAAAACAATAGAAGAAATTGAGAAACACAAACATAAATTTGCTGATATATATGATTATTTCAAAATTGAACAAATTGGTATATTCAGAAATAATATTTATTCATTAAATGAAGTCGCACACTTATTTTATTTGCTTGCTTTTGAAGTAGTTGACCCAGAAAAATCGAAAGCAGTGTTAGAATATAACACATATGGTGGTGAATTTTTAGCTCACTTACCAAACGTGTTTAATCAGATGAATAATTTTTCTAATGTTATTTTTATGAGATTTAAACACAAAAAAGAAGACAAATCTTCAAAAATTGGAATAAAAGTAACTGGTGGTAATGCTGGAAAAAAATTATTAGTTAAAGAATTTCAGAATACCATTAAAAAAAACAACATGATCTTACATAATTCTATTTGTATAAATGAATTATCTGTATTTACTAAAAAAGAAACACCATCTGGTGATATTACTTATAAATCAGAATCAGGACATGATGATACAGTTATGAGCGAAATAAATTTATCGAATGGATTAAAAAACATAACTTATAAGAACTTAGTAGATTCTTTTATTCAATTTGAAATTTCAAATGATTTGAGATTATTAATTGAAAAATATATAAATGATAATCATGAAAGTACAACAAATCCAAATTTAGATTCTTTTGGTTCTGGTTATAGAAAAGTATATAATAATTCAAACCCAATGTATCAAAAACCAAACATACCAAGAAAAAATTTATTTTTAAATAATAATTCTTCGGCTGTTCCTTTTTATAAAAAAAACACATTCAATTAAAAACTTTTCAGTTATAAAATAATATACAACTTAAAATGTATATACTTTAACTTTATGGCAAAGCGAGAAACAAAAAAAATAGAGTTTATTTTAACTCTTAAAAATTTAGAACTATTCATTAGTAAATTAGTAGATTTGGCTGCAATAGATGATTTTTTAGTTTTAAAAGTGAATAATGAAGATACGATAATATATTCTGCTGCTTATGGTGGAAACAATAATCGTTCAAAGGATAATATTTTAGCATTTAAGAATTATATTTTTAAAACGCAAGAAATATTTACTATCAATACTAATATCGATAGAGAAATAAACTTCATCATAAAAGAAGCTAAAAAAACCATTAAAAATTTAAAAACTTTTATGGATTTAGAAATTGATGAATTGATAAATTGTCGTCTATCATATGATGAATTAAACGGTTTTTATTTCGGAGATTCTTTATTATTCAAAAATAGTAAATTGAAACTCGATTTTCCAGGTGGTTCACCCATCGATACAGATATCACCATTTCAAAAAATCTCATCGAAAGAGCTACTAATAAAAGTCAGATTGATGTTAGTTTTGTTTTAACGAAAGATGATTTCATTAAAGCTAAAAAAATGTCATATATTGAAAAAGATAATGAAATAATTTATTTCACTCTATATAATAATGAAATACGGATCGGTGAAAATAGATGGTCGTTAAAACTGCAAGATTATAATTATATCGAAGAAATAAAGGATGAAAATGGTGTTGTACTAAAAACTACAAATTTGGAGTTAAATGCATCCATTCACAAAAAATATTTTAAAACAATAACATGTGGGGATGCTGGTATTAATGTTGATATATATGCTACACATTTATTACTCAACAATAACGAATCAACACTATTAATATCAAGACAAAGTATTTAAAAATATTTTTTAAATGAAAATATATGGATAAATGGAGTTTGAGATTTATGGAACTCGCTAAAAATGTGAGTGGATGGTCAAAGGATAAAAGAACTAAAGTTGGTGCAGTTATAGTTTCAAATAGAAACCCAATATCATTTGGTTTTAACGGGTTTCCTGTTGGATGTGACGATAACATAGAAGAACGACATGACCCAAAAAATAAGTACTTCTGGACACTCCATTCAGAAGCGAACTGCATTGTACAAGCAGCGAAAAATGGTCAAAAAACAGATGGTTGTGATATATACGTTAACTTATTTCCGTGTGCCAACTGTGCTGGTATGATAGTCAACGCAGGTATTAAAAGAGTTTTTTGTGAAACCGAACCTGATTTTAATCATGAAAGGTGGGGTGAAAGTTGGAAGATAGCTTTTACTATTTTTACTGAAGCAAAAGTCGAAATAATTTATTTGAAATAAAATATATAACTTTACAAAATAAAAATAAAAATAAAAATATGACTGAAAAACCTGAAATTTTTTTATGCGATTGTTATTCAACAGAACATCAGTTAGTGTTCAAACATGATCCAAACGAAGAATATCATGAATTATATATTGATGTTCATTTAATAACTTGGAAAAATTTTTTTAAAAGAATATGGGTGTCTCTAAAATATATATCTGGTTATAAATGCAGATATGGTCACTGGGACGAGTTCGTTTTTAATAAAAACGATGCAGAACGACTTATTGAAATATTAAAGAAATTAAAATAAAATGAGTTACATGTTAATTTTTTTAGGAAATTGGTTTATACTTGGATTATTAGCTTTATTGATAAATTATAAATTTTATTCAAAGAAATTTCCACCAAGAGAAGATTGTGTAAATGTTATATTATTTGGTCTTATAACTTTAGTTGTTGTGTTGGGGGTTATATATGAAGATAAAATAAGACATAAAAATAATGGACAAGTCTAAATTTAAAATAGTTGTTTGGTTAAAGGATGACTACACTGAATCAGATGAATTTGAATGTTCATCTTCTTTAACTAAAGAACAAATAAGTGAAGAAGTTAATAAGAAATATAAAATGTGGTATTATTATGATATATGGCACATTAACGGAAAAAAATAAAACATTTTTATGTCAAGGTTATTAGAAATTATTAAAAATTGTGAAAGAACTGTCGTTCATACCAATTGTGGAGCAAAGATAAGTTATTATCAGAATGAAATTCAAAGTTATGTATCACATGATTATGGTGGCGGTAGTGATACAAATTATTATATAATTTGTTCAAATTGTGGAAAAAAAGTTTATGTGAGAGTTTCTTAAAAAATAAAAATATTATTATGAGTGATGTTAATATAATATTAATGACTGGTGAAAAAGTCACATTCGAAAATTGTCGAACTAATTATTCCGATTCTTTATTTTTTATTTATAAATATAATAATGAAGGGAAATCAGTAAAAACATTTTATTATCCTCTTAAAAACATTCTTTATGTAGAAGAAGATTTACAGAATATTTTATATTAATGAACAACCACTAAGCTAAAGACTTAGCGGTTTCAGAGTTAAAATAACTCATCTCTTTAATTACTTCACAGTTTATGCCAGATAAATCTGGTCTTATTTTAACTCCATAACCGTAATCAGACGTTCCATCTGATATATTTAATCTCAGACCTTCATCTAAGATATTTTTTGCTGCATTTAAATCTCTATCAAGTTTTACTCCACATTTTGAACAAGTCCAACTTCTATCTTTTAAAGTTAGATTCTGATTAATATAACCACAATGATTGCATGTTTTGCTTGATGGGTAAAATCTATCTACTTTAATTATTTTTTTATCGTTCCATTCAGCTTTATATGAAAGATATTCAACAAATTTTGACCAACTAACATCTAAAATAGCTTTATTTAAACCAGACTTAGCAGCTTGACCGTTTGGAATATACTTACCATTTTCATCTTTCTTCGGCTTACACCTGTGAGACATTCCTTTGACATTTAAATCTTCCAGATAAATTTCATCATATTTTTCAACCAACATTTTTGATGTTTTATGAAGCAAGTCGTTCCTTGAATTTGTTATTTTCTCATGAATCTTTGCAACTTTTAACCTCTGTTTATTATAACTTTTTGAGCTTTTTTGTTTTCTTGATAAAGATTGTTGACTTAACTTTAAAAGCTTTTCATATTTTTTAATAATTCTATGATTCTTGATTTTCAAACCATCTGATGTTATTAAAAAATCTTTTATTCCTAAGTCAATTCCTACTTTTTTATTTGTTTTTTCTACTGGTTCATAATTTTTTTCAACTAATATTGAAACATAATATTTACCAGTTATCGTTTTTGTTATACTGCATTTTTTTATTTTTCCTTCTACTTTTCTTTCACATATCATTTTAATTCCAGCATTAAATTTAGGTATAATCAATTCATTATCATTAACTTTGACTGCTTGTGGGACAGTAAATGAATTTCTGTTACGTTTTGATTTAAACTTTGGAAAATTTGATTTTTTATTAAAGAATTTTTGATAGGATTGGTCTAAACATTTTAAAGCATATTGTAATGTTTGAGCATTTATTTCTTTTAACCATACCTTATCTTCTTCCTTTTTTAACTGCGTTAAAGATGCAGACTGTTGATTGTATGTTATGAATTTTTTGTTATTTAAATACTCATCTTTTCTCTGATTTAAGAAATAATTAAACACGAATCTTGTTGAACCAAAATGCTTATTTAAAAGAATTTTTTGTTCTTCATCTGGTAGTAACCTAAATTTATATGTGTATTTAATTTGTTTCAGTTATACTTAAAATTGTTTTTTGTATAATCTATATATTAATTTTTTTGGGTCTAAAATGTTTATTTTTGATTTATTTTTATTATTTTTAAATATTTTGAAATTCATCCACGAAACTGAAGATTTCGTGGTTCTCTTTCAATAAAAATATAGACATACTGATTAAAGCTGTAATAATAAAATATATTTTACTTCGTCTCTGCCAATTTTTAAATTTCATTTTATACGCAATTTTTTGAGTTTATATCTCATTCAGCATCCTTTTTATTTTCCTGTATGCGTTTTTTATATCTTTCGTGTCTTTTCATCCAATCATGTTTTAATTCTTCAGGTATCGATTCAGAATGTTCTTCACAATACCACACTTTGTTGATATCATATGTGAAGCATGTTGGTATATTACAAACTTTACAGTTATGAGCTGGTGGAAAGGCATCACTTTTAAACATTCCACAATGTTTACATATACCACCACCATTATCATATCCACGTCTTTCAAATTCGTGTTCAAGACAATTCTTAAATTTCTGATATTGTTCCCATGCTGATTTTTCAGCTTCTTCAACAGATTCACCTTCGCCTCTTATAAACGTTTGTGGTTCTTTGGGAAATGCTTCAAAAAAAGCAGTAACATAGGATTTATTATCAGCAGCAGCTTCCCCCAATGCTTTGAGTGGATTCTCGGCATCAAAAACATCTTGTAAAGAGCCTTTACCGAGAACTATACCAGATGAACCACACTGAACAAAACAATCATCTTCCCATTCAAATTTACATTGATAATCTTTACCAAAACTCATTCTGGCGGTTTTCATAATTTAAGTATTTGTTTAATTTTAATTTTTCTAATTGTCTTTATATCTTGATTTTCTTCCGATATCATACAATCATTCGCAATAGCATATGCACAAATTATATCTTCAGCAAATTTAAACGTCTCAACATAAAAAGTTAAATCATTTATATGTAGAACACATCTATATTTTTATTGAAAGAGAACCACGAAGTCTTTTAGCTTCGTAGATGAATTTCAAAAATAATTTCAAAAATAGTAAAATAAACTAAATAATTTAAAACTTTATTAAAATATTTTAATATAAAAAATATAGTTAGAAACGAAAATAAGTTTTTTAACTTAAGTTCTTTGATTTAATTTGGTTTTGAAACGAAAAATCTTGTTTCAAGTAAAATCAAAAAGTAGTAACTAATTTTTAAATTTAATTTAAAAATATACATCAGTTGGAACGACTGATTACGAATGTGGAGATAATTAAGACTTTTTAACTTTTAAGTTATATATAAAGCACAGTCTGTGAAGCATTTAAAGAGACGGAATTTATTTCTTGAAACCACTAAGTCTTTAGCTTAGTGGTAGTTCATTCACATCTAATATAACTTTAGCCCAATTTTTATCGAATCTGATTTGATAAATAACATTCCACAAAAGGTTATGACCTTTTATTTTATTATCAACTAATAATATTTTATATATAAATTCATTCATCTTCTTCTGTTTCATCTTTATATAAATCGTCAATTTTTTCTTTTCTGATATCATTAATATGTTTAAAAAGTGGGGGTTAACCAACTGCTAACAAAAATATAATAAAATCTACAAATATTTAATAAAATTAAAACAAAACGTTTTAATTTTAATATAAATTTAATGTTAAAAGCGATAAAAATAAGGTTGTATCCTAATAA